GTTTTCTTTTTGGTACTACCCCCTTTTTCGGATGCTTTTTCGGATGCTTTTTCGGATGCTTTTTCGGATGCTTTTTCGGATGCTTTTTCGGATGCTTTTTCGGATGCTTTTTCGGATTTTTTTTCGGATGCTTCTTTTCTTTCAAGCCTTGATGCTGCAGCGGGGGCAATTCTTGCTTTTTGTCTTTCAGCTTCCATCTCCGCTTCCCGTCTTTTTGCCCCTTCTATCGCGTTTTTTGCAAGTTTTTCTAATTTTTTTTGTGTCTCAGGAGAGTCGTCCCACTCGTCGTACCTATATGGTTTAAAAACATAATTAGGATCTTTCGCAGCTGCTTTCTGACTTTCATTCCAATATCTATTATAACGATACGCTTGTTCAAATAAGTCCGCGTCAATTCTGGCATCACGTTGCCACTGTCTTCTCTTCTCTGATTCAGGAGATAATTCCCAATGATATCTTTTTGGGGCATTATCACGTTGCCACTGTCTTTCCTCCTTTGATTCAGGAGATAATTCCCTATCATTTTTTAGTTGATGATGTTCCAAACCATGAACGACATGCTCAGGCTGAAGCTTTCGGGATGGCATTTATATAATAACGTAACAAAAAAGGGTTTGACTAAATATATATATATTTAATCATCGATTTTGTTTAAATTCCAAACTTGGTGTACTACTTATTGTCAATGAAAAAAGCGTTACCGCTATTTTCATTTTTTTTGTTTTATACTACTACTACTACACTACATTGCACAAATCTACACTAGACTTCATTGCACAAATCTACATTACACCATAAGCTCCTCCATCGTCATCGGACCCTTACCGTCGTCCTCCTGCTCCTCAGCCATGACATTCCAGAGGCACGCTGCCTCCACCTGAGATTCTCCGAGCTTCTCCTTGAGCATGTCGTTCATGGTTTCGAGCATGATCAACTTGGCGTTAAGCTCCTCGACGAGCGCCTCGAGCTGTGCGTTGCGAGCAGCAAGCTGGTGGATATTGGCATCAGGACTGGCCTCAGGAATAGGGCTTCGGTTCATCTTGAGTACCATGAATCGGCGGTTGGCAAAGCGCTTGAACTGGTCGCCATCGGAGTAGCCCACGCACTTGAACTCTCCGCGGCCATTAATTTGCTCGCGTACGTGCATAGCAGTCCGATTGTTGCTCCAGCTGTTAAAGTGTACGTATGCGCTACGGACGGATGACGCCGAGTCAGCAATTGAACGGCTCACGAAATCGACGCGATTGACTGATCCGAGCTGCATGTCTTGCTCGAAGAACTGCTTTAGCTCCTCCTCTGTCTGGAGATGCTCAATGTCATTAGGAATAACAGGGATGTAGAGGCTTGTCCAGTTGGACGAGGGCTCGGTGCGCTCCTCGACGGGAGCGTCAAGAAGCACGTGCTTGATGTGGAGCATAGGCTTGCCGTTGTCGAAACAAAACTGAGTGACCTCGCCAGTGGCAGCGTTGGTATAGTAGCTCTTGGCAATGATACCAGACTTTCCGGCATCGAGGAAACGCTGTATCTGGTTTTGCCAGGAGGAACCAGCGGCCATGTGGACGATTGCGCTACTGAAGCGCGCGCCATTGGCGGCGACGTTGCTGATGATGTCTACTGACTCAACAAGACCATAACGAGCAATCTCCTCGACATACCAGGCTACCTCGTTGGAGGTCTGGAGCTCACGGGGAAGAGAGACGATACGGAACGAAACGGAGGACATATTGACTGTTGATTGCTTTCGCAGGGAATTTTAACCTGATTGTTTAGACAAAAAAGAAATCAATTTTTTGAGAACTTGAGAAGTTCTCGAATTCTTGGAATTTTAGGCACTATTATCTACATATAAATATATAGATGAAAAATACTCTTCGTAAAAGAGGCGGCAAAAAAACTTTGAAACGGGTAAAAGCACGTAAAACCGCAAAACGCAATTTAGGAAAACGTAAGACGGTTCGTAAGATGAAGAAGCGCGGGGGTGCTGGATTTGGCCGTTTAGGTACATATGAACTTAATGAAGATTCTCAAGGTAGCAATGGTAGTTCTCAAGGTAGCAATGGTAGCGATGATAGCGATTCATCATATCAACTTTCTAGTCAAGGTAGCGATGATTCTATTATGGAAGTTGATGATATAAATCCAAATACTCTAGAAAGTCTAATTCAAGCCGCAAAAACAGCAATTTTAGTCGCTGTAAGAGATCCAACACTTGAAAAAATTGAGGCAGCAAATGATGCAGTTGGTCAAGCTCATGGTGCTGTAGAAAATCGCGGTCCGCAGGGAAGAATTCGCAGTAACTGGATGCAAGAGCAGTTGTTTTTAAGCCTGGCTGGTTCTTTAGTTCCTGATAATTGGCACTTACAAACTAATGAAGTACAATGGGCAGTGCCAATACTAAATAGTAACCCGGGAAAAATTCCAGATTGGGCGGAAAATAATGCCTGGTTGCCTACTGCAAACACTCGACAACCAGAGCAAGGAAGGATGTTAACGGCATATCGCAGTATAGACCAAAACGGAAACGGTGTTGGTCAAATCGAGGTGGCATATGTGCCGGTTCAACACCAGGGCCGCTAAAAAAATACAAATATACAAAAACCCCCCTATTCAATTCACATCGAACAGCACTTCCCATCATGCAAATGCCTCTTACTCCGAACACATCCATAAGTCCGCATCCTTGCTTCCACTTTACGTACATGTCTTTCGTCCCCCCATAAAGACACGTACTTTACACCACAAAACCAACCCAGCAGCCTCCCAAAACCGAAAACCACATCGCTCCATTCGTCCAAAAACTCATCCCAGCTCTTGACTTCAGCTAACTCCACGACTTCATCCCAAATGTCGATCAGCCTTTGACCCAGCTCGTCCTCCTTATTACTGACACACCTACAAAATTCTGTCATTGTTTGTTGTTAATAAATTAAACAAAAAGTTATCAATTTTTTGTTAGTGAAGTTCTCAATTTTTTAGATAAAGTAAAGAATTATTAGGCAAATGAGTACAATCAGTTTAATGAAATTTGGTATCTTAAACGCTGGTTCCAAGATGGGCTCACAATGCGCTTTCCAATGTTCGACTAAATTGTTGTTTCCGTAATGAAGAGCCATGGGACAGGTGTTTGGTGGTCGAATAAAGTGTTGGTCGATGCGAATACATTCGGCTTTGATCAACAGTTTATTGAGTTCCCGAATAGCCTCTAGTTCCCTCCTTTTAGCGCGACGTTTACGTGCAGCGATTGTCATTCTTTGTCTGCTCTCGACCAAAGTCAAGAGCAGACACAAAACAAAGAATAGAAAGAGCGAAGCCATTGGTTGATTTTAATGAAAACAAAATCCGAAAAAGGATTTCAATTTTTTTGTAAACGGTATAAAGAATTGGCGCCACTAAAATACTAGTGCCTCTTTAGCTTAGTGGTAGAGCATCAGTCTTGTAAACTGAAGGTCGCGAGTTCAATTCTCGCAGGAGGCTACATGATGTAAATAAATTAATTAAAAAATTGTAATAAACATAATACCTAATAAATAAATAGGCATTATGTCGCTTTTGAGCAAACTACTCCATTTTGTTCTTATTTCTTCAAAGAAGCACAGTATAGATGAGACGCACGGACTTTCACATAGTATGAATGTCCTTCATTTCGCACATCGAATTCTTGAGGAAGAAAAAAAAGAGCATCCTTTACTAGAAACTCAAGAAAAAATTATTTACGTATCAGCTGCTATACATGATATGTGCGACAAAAAATATATGGATCAGGACGACGGCATACAAGAAATTAATGATTTCTTGGAAGACAAAATGTCGACAAAAGAAATAGATGTTGTACGGACGATTATAAGTACAATGTCTTATTCTACTGTGAAAAGGCAAGGGTTTCCTGAGTTAAATGAATACCTACATGCTTATCACATAGTTAGGGAGGCAGATTTACTATCCGCCTACGATTTTGATAGATGTATGCTTTATAATATTCACACGCAGATTGATGTGGATAAAAACTCAGAACTAAAGATGGTAGATGCCTTTACAAATGCATACAACCTCTTTCAAAACCGAGTACTTAAGCAAGAATCTGACGGACTATTTATAACTAATTATTCTCGGCATAATTATCTTCCACTCCATATAGATGCAGTTAAAAGGATTAATACGTGGAAGAGCATTATAAAAAAGCCTTTAGTATAGGCGTTAGTGTTTCAACAGTTACGCTGTTGGTCAAAAATGAATTGAAAAATTTTATGGATAAAATGAAAAGGGATAAAATGTTAGAGGTGAATTAATGGTATATAGGATGAAAAAAAAAGAAATAAAACTTTATATGTCGTTTTATTTCTTAAATAACAGGGGGTCCGCTCTTAGGCAACTCTTCATTTCGTTGAGTTTGTAGTGCTTCAACAGTTACGCTGTTGGATAATTTATCAGGGCGATAAGTATCTGGAGGGGTCGATATAGTTAATATGTCTTGACTTGTCGAAACGTAATTATGCATTTGACGACGTCCACCTGAACCTTTACTACTAAGCTCATCCGGAGTCAAACTATATAATGTATACTGTTCAGAGGAAACAGTGGCTCCAACATTATGAATAGAAAACGCCATAGGTTCTCCATTTTGTTGAGTAGCTACGCCGTTTTGTTCTGCGACATAAGGTTCATAATATTTTATAATATCGTCGCCTAGCAAGACCTTATAATTTTCGCGAACAAGTAACAGTGCAGGAACACTATGTACGTTAGGTGGCATAATAACACGTGTACCATTTTCTAAATGAACATAAAGCTGATTGTTTTTGGGGTCGCGACTACGTTTGTCTATACAAACAAAACTAATTTTGTTGCGTAAATTGTTTTTTGCTAAATATCGGATTATATTTTGGGAATGAGTGCAATAATTGCTATAATATAAAATGTCCATGTTTATATTATAATATTCAAGTAAAAACCTTGAGCCAATTGTCCGCAGAGTAATCCCTTATTTCATCGAGCCACTGCACATAGAATATAAAAGGCGATTTTGGAAATATATAAGACCGTATGTGAACGTAACAGCCAAAACGCCTAAAAAGTACCAAATATCCTTTTTAGTGGAAATGCCGCGCCAAAGAGCGGGAATGAAGAAGAGAAGTAACGAAACAAAAGCAAGAACAGATAAGAAATAGAACCAAATGCAATATTCGCGACCAAGAGGACCAAACAAATTATCCATGACTCCAGCCATTTTATATAATATTAAAAGAAATTATCACAAACGCTAAATGTTTTTTAAGGGTTATGAATATAAAAATATTCTGGTTCTATATACAATGGATAATTCAGTCATTTGGAAGATAATTGATTCCTATTTTCGCGATAATCCGCAAAATTTGGTACAACACCATATTGAATCTTATGACGATTTTTTTAAAACAGGTATCTTCCAGATATTCCGCGAAAAAAACCCTGTACAAATTAATACGCGATTTGATAAAAAGCTGAATGATTATCGTTCTAAATGTATTATGTATTTTGGCGGAAAGGATGGGACAAAAATTTATTTTGGCAAGCCGGTTATTTATGACGATACGAATTCGCATTATATGTTCCCAAATGAAGCGCGATTAAGAAACATGACTTACGGAATGACAATTCATTATGATATTGATATTGATTTCATAGATATTTTAGAAGAAGGGGAGCAACCTACAATCATTGGCGCACAAAGCGATGATGATGATGATGAGCCCGCACTAAAACAAGGAGGGGCATTGGATAGTGAAACAGTCAGTGGACAAGCCAGTGGTGGCGCAAAAGTGAAACCACGCGAAACTGCACCTAAATTAAAGGTCCGCAAACAAAAGAAGCAGAATCTGTTAGATTTGACTCCAAATGAAACCGCACAATTAAGAGAACTTACTGAAAAATCTATGATTGAGACAAATAAACAGAAGCGCACAATAACGTTAGACAAAATTTATCTAGGAAAGTTCCCAATTATGGTCCAATCTAGTTTCTGTATATTACGTGGTCTTTCGCCTGAAGTACGTCACACCATGGGGGAGTGCAAAAATGATATTGGTGGATATTTTATTATTGACGGAAAGGAAAAAACCGTAATTTCACAGGAAAAATTTGCAGATAACATGCTTTATGTTCATAAAATGGACGACGGTGTGCATTTATGTTCAGCCGAAATCAGATCTGTAAGCGAAAATGTATCTAAGCCTATACGCACATTAAGTGTAAAAATTGTCGCGCCAACGCCGTCCTATACATTTAATAATATAGTAGTGAATGTACCTAACGTACGTAAGCCGGTGCCGCTTTTTATTATGTTTCGGGCGCTAGGCGTGCTTTCGGATAAACAAATCATTACAATGTGCTTACTTGACTTGGAAAAATACGACAATATGGTTGACCTCTTTGTGCCTAGCGTACACGATGCAGGAGCAATTATGAGCCAGCGCGACGCTCTCAATTATATAGCAATTTTAACAAAAGGAAAAACCATAAACCATGCACTAGAAATTTTGGCCGATTATTTTTTACCGCACGTCGGAGAAGTAAATTTTTTAAACAAGGCTTATTATTTGGGACATATGGTAAAACGACTATTGTTAGTACATAGTGGTATGGAATTATCTGTAGACCGCGACAATTTTAAATATAAACGTTTAGAACTGGTAGGTTCTCTTATGTATGATTTGTTTCGCGAATATTTTAATTTACTTCAAAAACATGTTCTCCTTTTCTTTGATAAAAAGATCAATCTGAATAAATCTATGTATTCGAATCGATTATTTGGTCTTATCCAAGAATATTATCGTGAAGTATTCAGAGAGCGTATTGTCGAAGCGGGTTTTAAAAAGGCATTTAAAGGTAACTGGGGTGCTCAAACACATACAAAACGTATTGGTATTGTGCAAGATTTAAATCGCCTTTCGTTCAATAGTGCACTCAGTCATTTACGTAAGACTAATTTGCCCTTAGATGCTAGTGTAAAATTGGTTGGACCACGCGTCTTACATAGTTCTCAATGGGGATTCTTGGATCCGATTGATACGCCCGATGGCGGTAATATTGGTCTCCATAAACATTTATCTATATCAGCTTATATTAGTAAAGGTGTTTCTAGAGAACCTTTTATTAAATGGTTACGTGAGAAAGTGGATATGAAATTGCTCGAGGATTGTTCTCCTTTTATGCTTTCTTCGATGACTAAAGTTGTTCTCAATGGTCTTTGGGCTGGTTCTGTAACGGAACCACTAGAGACGGTGGCCAAAGTCAAATTATTCCGCAGAAACGCGCTTTTGCCTATTTATACTAGTGTGACGTTTGATATTCGTCAAAATACTGTTTTTATATATAGTGATGCGGGGCGTTTATGTCGTCCTATTTTTTATTTGGAGCATTCGCACCGCGACCGATTTATTCGAGAACACGAAACAGTTACTGGAGAAAAGCAAAAATGTGATTCGCTAACATGGTCTGATGTGATTAATAAAAAAATTAGCGACTGTGATTTTAAATGGACAGATTTAGTATGCGGCTTCAATAAAAAGACGAAGGACGGATTTAGGTCAAATGATTACGGAATCTATGAACTCGACGAATTATATGAGAACATTAGTGAGGATAAAAATCCAGCACAATATAAGAAATTTTTAGAGAACAAGGCCATTATTGATTATATTGACTCTAACGAAAGCGAGAATGCACTTATAGCCATGAACGACAATGAACTCAAAACCAAACCTCTACATTATACCCATTTGGAAATACATGAATCTTTTATTTTTGGTGTAATGTGTAATATGATTATATTTCCTGAGAACAATCCGGCGACGCGCAATTCATTCTCTTGTGGGCAAAGTAAACAGGCAGTATCCATGTATCACACAAATCATCAGGTGCGTATGGACAAAACCGCGGTTGTTTTAAATTCAGGGCAAATGCCTTTGGTAAAATCCCGTTATATGGAATACGTAAATCATGAGGAAAACCCTTATGGCGAAAACGCAATTGTAGCGGTTATGGTTTATACGGGTTATAATGTTGAAGATGCTATGTTAATTAATGAAGGAGCTCTAAAACGCGGTCTTTTCCGTACAACTTATTATAGTACATATGAAAGTCACGAAGAAAAATCTATCCAGGGAGACGAAAAAGTGGAGACTTTATTTACAAACATTGAGAACGACGGAGCAGTTTTGAGAACCAAACCAGGATATGATTATAGCCAATTGGACAAATATGGAATTATTCGCGAGGAAACGCCTATTGATGAAAAAACGGTATTGATTGGCTTAAGTTCATCCGCATCATCGATGAAGGGAACAAAAATAGACGCATCAAAAACTCCCAAAAAAGGGCAGCTAGGTATTGTTGATAAAACATTTATTACGGAAAGCGAAGAAGGGAAGCGTATAGCTAAGGTGCGAATTCGCGAAGAACGTATTCCAAATATTGGAGACAAGATGGCTTCGAGAGCTGGTCAGAAGGGGACCATTGGCTTAGTTGTTCCTGAGCAGGATATGCCGTTTACGCGCGATGGTCTAAGGCCAGATATAATTATTAATCCACATGCATTACCCTCTCGTATGACAATTGGACAATTAGTAGAATGTATAACAGGAAAAGCCTGTGCACAATACGGCGCATTCGGGGATTGTACGGCATTTAATAATGACGGATCAAAAATAGGTGTGTTTGGCGAAATGCTTACAAACGCAGGTTTCCATTCAAGTGGAAACGATGTTTTATATAATGGTATGACGGGAGAACAAATAAGTACAGAGATTTTCATGGGCCCTACATATTATATGCGTTTAAAACATATGGTCAAGGATAAAATCAATTCCCGTCCATTAGGACCTCGCACAGCATTAACCAGACAACCAGTAAGTGGGCGTGCAAATGATGGTGGGTTACGCATTGGGGAAATGGAACGTGATGTTCTCATTTCACACGGAATAACTGATTTTTTGAGAGAATCCATGATGGAGCGTTGTGATAAATATAAAATAGCAATTTGTAATGTTAGTGGTATGGTATCAATTTATAACCCGGCAAAGAAATTATTTATTAGCCCGATGGCGGATGGTCCAATTAAATTTACGGGTTCTTTGGACGGAAAATCTATGAATATCGAGAACATTACAAAGTATGGTCGTGATTTTAGTATTGTCGAAGTGCCGTATTCATTAAAATTATTATTACAAGAATTACAAACAATGAATATTCAAATGCGCATAATTACTGAGGATAATATTGAACAGTTGTCAAACATGACGTTCTCAAAAAACATAGAAAATTTGTTGTTCTCTAAAACAGAGTCTCCTCAAACTATTATTAATGATATAAAGAAAACCCTCATGAAAAAAGATGTTAGAGTAGAGTTACCGGGGTCATGTGAACAAGCATCTGCGCCTGGGCCTTCGCCAGAGTATCCCGACACGTCTCCTGCATATCAACCCAGTGAAACATCGATGTTGGAAGAGGAAGATACTGGTTCTCCAAAATATAATCCAATTAGTCCAGTTTACGAGCCAAATAGTCCAGCTTACGACCCGAATAGTCCGGCTTACGACCCGAATAGTCCAGCTTATAATCCAAATAGTCCAGCTTACGACCCGAATAGTCCGGCGTTTGAACCAACAAGTCCAGAAGAACCACCGCCACAGCAAATTTATGAACCAACTAGTCCAACTGAGCCTCCTCCGGTCGAACTAATGACAGGAGGAAGAGTACATTATCGCGGGGATAAAAAACCGGAACGTGTATGGAATGTTCTCAAAAAGGGTGTAGATTTTGTAACAATAAATACGGAAGATGGAGAAGGATTAAGTCAAGAGGACAAAATAAAGGTAGTGGAACCCAGCGATTTATATAGAGAAGGAGATTATAGAATAAATTTTATGAGGCCATCAACGCAACCTAACCCAGTTTATATGGGCCAAACAATGCCTTCTGTTCCTGGTGGGATTAATTTTGCGCCTGTAATTAAAATAAACAACGGAGGCTACGAACATTCATCCGAACACGCTACTGAAAATCAACCAAAAATTTCATTTGAATCCAATGAACCCGGAATACCCAATATTCCAACGGAGCGTGGAATAGTATTTAAGAAAGATATAGTAGATTCAAAACCAGAGCCAAAACAGAGCGGCGGAGATGATGGCGGCGGTGGTGGTATATTTAAGGGAATAAAGGATTTTATCATAAAGAAACTAGGTTAAAAAATTGATTCGAAATAATATAAAAGTGTGTTTTTATATTATACAATGTCTACCACAAGTAATCGAATTCTTTCTGTATATAAGTCGAGGAAAAATGTTCTCGAATTATTAGAAAAACAGGGTTTCAATATAAAACAATATTCTAATTTTAGCATTAATGAGATTGACGCCATGTATTCAAACAATCAACTTGATATGCTTATTACTAATGACAATAGCCAACAGAAGGCATATGTAAAATACTATTTGACAACGAAACAAATCAAACCGGACGGACTAGATGATATTATTGAAGACCTATTTGATATTGAAAATGTACTAACAAAAACGGATGTTCTCATTATTATTATTGAAGACGAACCGAATGATACGATTATCACAAAAGTAAAGTATTTGTACGATCGCAACGGTATATTCGTGGTTATTCATAACATTAAACGACTTCAATTTAATATACTAAATCATAAGTTGGTGCCTACTTGTAAAATTTTAGACAACAATGAGGTAAATGAATTAAAGAAGAAATACAAGATGGAAAGTGTTAGCCAATTACCCGAAATCAGTAGATTCGACCCACAAGCACTAGCTATCTGTATGAGACCGGGACAAGTGGTCAAATTCGAAAGGGAAAGCCTTACGGCTTTGAAGTATGATTATTATCGAGTTTGCATCTAGTAATTTCTTTACAATATATAAATAAATGTCTTCTGAATTAATCGCAGCATTTAGTCCAAATGACTTTTTTTTTGTAAAGGCAGAGCAAGGTTTATTAGAGCAGTCTATGCCAACAAATTGTGCCACAATATTAAAGTCGACACCCTCCAATTGTGAAACAAATCCGGAACAATGTATTGACGTCGAATTATGTAAAAATCAAAATAATGCGAATACTCTATATAAAGTTCAGAATCAATACGGAGGTTCAGACCAACGTTACTCAGACGTAAAAACTGTATATAATGACACGTTATTTAATAGTTTTAATTTAGGAGTAGGCATAATTATAGCCACGGGATTTATTTATGCAAAATATATATATAATATAAAAACAGAATGAATTCATTACCGACAATAGAAGGTTTAACTTATAGTTCAGTTGATGTTAAAAACCTATACGATCATGTAGTTTCTGATTTGAAAAACTTTTTTTCTTCTTATCAGTCCTATGTTCAATGTAATTCATCAAATCCAACAACACCTTGTAGCAATAGTGATGTTCAAAGTAAATTAGATAAAGTAACCTCCTCATTGGCTCAATTTAACGAAGCAGTTGAGCAACGAAAAGAATATAGTAATCAGGACACTGTTGAACTAGAAAAAAAACTTAAAAAGATACGGGCAGAGGTAGACGAAAAAACAAAAAAGCTAATCGACGTTAAGAATTCGGTAAATGAAGACTACATAATAAAACAACAATCATATTATTACCAAAATATGGTCATTTCAATAATGTTAGCATGTTTAATATATTTTGTGTTTTATTGGATGGACAACAGAAAGTCTAGATAACAATTTCTCATTAAAATATAAATTTAGAAATGATTGAAAACTATTCTAAGGATACGAACTATGTAGATTTTAAAATAACTCAGGTCGAAGGAATGCTATCTTCTGACTACATAAACAACATGAAACAAATAAACTCTAATTATAGTTTGTTGGATAAAAAAGTAGATGATTTAAACATAAACTATCGATTAAACAGTGATGAATTAAACAACTATGAAAACAATTTAGTAAGCGGAAACCAAATGCCCTCTTTAGAAGATGCTAGAAAACAAGACGCCGAAACTTATTTACAAGAACAAAACTATATTTATATTTTAGGAACAATTACATTCGCAATAGTATTTGTTGGTGCTATAGTTATTATTAAAAACTAGAAGGTTATAAATATATTATGATATAGTATATTTATAAATAATTAATATGGCAACTCCGACTATGACTATGACTATGACTCCAACTCAAACTTTAACACCAGGACCGACTCCTAGCAAAACTCCAACTTTGTATCCTATAGCTACATCTACACCAACAATAACCCCATCAATGGCTAACCCTAACACACCAGCCAATATTCAGCCCGTTGCTAACACAGGGGGTGTATTTGATGGTATGTTATTCATTTTGAATTCTTTAAATAGTTCAACAGGAACAACACCATCAATAAACACGGCAAATGTTTCAAATTCATTGGCCAGTGTAAATAGTTCAGCTACACAAGTTTTGAATAATCAAGGCGTTTTAAACAACATAATTGATGACGAAACAGATGTTCTCAATAACAGATTACAAGATATGAATAATTCAGTAAATGCGGCACAACGTAATTTAATGTTGAACGAAAGTAGTAGATTAAAAACTCAAGATTACAATGTTATTCTTTATTATTTTATTGGAATGATAGTATTTTTAAACACAATAACCGTTTTAAATAGATGGTATCCTTATTTATCCAGAGAGATGTTTGATTTGATCATCATATTTACTGTATTTTTTGTATTATATAAAGTATTTTGGAAATATACGGATATTGCAAATAGAGACACAATTAATTATAACGAACTTTCGTTACCAAAACCAAGTAACGTTTCTATGTCTCAACAACAGATTATATCTCAAAATAATATGAATAATAGGCAGTTAGCAAATCAAGGTATGATTTTTAATTTTCCAAAAAACAACGACCAATGTTCTCAACAAGCTACTGCAACACCAACTGCAAATTCCGGAGTTAATGGATTTACTATAATGGATGAATTACAACCTAATTCTTTTAATGAATTTGAAAACTATTCCAAAATTTAAACCTCTTTATAGAATAGATAGAATTTAGAAAAATGTCCACGTCAACGTATAATTTGATACAATCCCAAAATACTTTATTATCAAATATGATTACTGAATCAACAAATAAAAACGTGACGTATAATCAAAAGTCACTTTATCAGGGTGGGGATATTGCTATGTTAACAAAAATAAATAACTATTTGTTGCTTTTTTATTATATCGTAGTTGCTGTTTTATGTTATTATCTTTATTACGATGATAAATTAACTCGTTTCAGAAAAATCTTGATAGTCCTTTTATTTATTGGATATCCATATTTGGTAAATCTATTAAAAGATTATGTTGTGAATTTCTTCGTATACTTATATTCTATTATCAACATAAATGTCTATCAAAACAATTATTAGAATAAAAAAATATTATGGATATATTTTTTTATAAATCATTTACGCTAATGTTATCGCTAATCGAACTAGTGTCACTATAAACGAGTGGGCCATTATGATCGTATTTGATACGAACGCCGTCCCACACCTGATTTCTCTGACGACCAAACTGTTTATCCATATATTCATGAATATCTTTTGGGTTCGGACAACCACGGCCGTTTCCGTAAGTGTCTTTGTACCAGTTATTAAATTCCATAGTAACCTCCTTCTTACGAATTTTGAAGACACTAGTAGTATCCCCACGTTTCTCAGCTTCCCTTTTTGTCTCCACCTTATCGCGGATAAATTCAGCCAAGAAGTCCTGGTTCTGGCGGTACTCGTTGCTTGCTCCCATAACACGATCGCAAATCGTTACCATACCATCCGTCTTAAATGCGTGTTCAACCAACATAGCAGCGAAAATCTCCTTCCAGTTCTCAAATTTCTCCTGAATATTCTTGTCAATCATAAATTGATGGGGCTTTCCGGGGTCATCCGCTACAGGATTTTCTGTAAACAATGATTCAAACGGCACTACACAAATACGACGCCATGTACCATGGTCATTCGAGCCAATTTCCATCATTGTGTTTGAACAAACTGCCAACTTGAATTGTGGGACAAAGGTAACTGCTTGCAACATATAGGGCGCGCGTGCCTGAATACTATCTCCGCCAGTAAGCTCTTTCATCTTACCTTCATTTAGCTTGACACCCTTCTCAGGCTCTTGCATCACAGCAAATCTTACACCTTTTAACTGAACAATCTCCGGAGAAAGACCACCAATACGGGTACGCTCTCCGGTAACAAGAGATAGGGGTACCTCGCCCTTATAATCTCCGAGCACTAGCTTCATCAAATCAATCAGCTTGGACTTACCGTTAGACCCACCACCAATAAACATATTGAATGTTTGATTTGAAGTGGTACCAATGAGTGCAGATGCCAAATAATCACGAATATAATCAAATAATTGTTTGTCTGGAAACAATTGCGAAAAGAATCCATTGATTTCACTAATGATCGATCCGTCGCGCGTTTTATCAATACGAACATAATCAATGCCTGTGCACTTACTAATATAATCGTCCGGTCTGCCTTTACGGAAAACCTTCTCCTTGAAATCTACTACACCATTATTGAAACAAAGCAAATAGGGATTTGTGTCGAGCTTATTCAAGAAATTACTGTCATAAAACAGGTCACGAGCTTCCGTCATAATATTCTTCTTCTCACTGGTGCGGTTCAGGCGCTGGCAAATATTGAGGATGCGTTGACTACGAATCTTACGAATGTTTGCTTGCTCGTCTTCGTTTCCATCGTCTGTTGTCGGAGCAATAGCTGTCATCATGCCGTTCAACTGACCAATCGTTTTCTTATTATAAAGCTCACGCATTTCAGTAGAAATCATCTTACGAAGAGTAGAACCGGTTTCGTCCTCAGTCCATCGATTGTTAGTATAACAATACCAATTGTTAGATTTGATACTTGAACAAACAAATAGATCCTTATAAAGCACATGTAGAACTTTTGCTAGGTCCCAATCCCCGCATTCCCCCTTGTTCGATTTGTCCTTACACGAAACGCCGTTTCCGCTAATGGTCTTCTCTAAATAAAATTCGATGCTTTCTCCACGAATTTGCAAATACTTATCATGAGCGTCTTGTTTGACCCAGTGCATCAAAGAGCGCTTGGTTACGCCACCGCTAAGCTTACGCATATCCATTTTTGACCACGTGTCACACAAACTTGGAATATCGCAATACTTGAAATTTTTGGCCTGAGAACTCATTTTAATCCAACTAATCAAAAGACGACCTTCGTCGTCAGTGTTTTTAAGAGCCCATCCTGTCCGAATCCATTTGCTATAGCTTCCATCTTCATAATAAGAGGGAGGAAGTGCAAGTGCATATTCGTGTCCCTCTTTAACGTCGTAATCTACATTTTTAATATTTTCAAGAAACGCCGCCACTAATATATCAAGTTCCTCTTGCGACTTAATATTTCGAATATATGAAGCCATATTTGAAGAGAGGAAAGCGCTATCAAACATTGTGGGCACTGGACGAGAAATAGCGCCGGCACTAGGCTTTTTCGCAGTGCTAGTGGAACCACGCAGACCTTTGTATTCATTGTAGACAATTGCAAAATCATTCTTCATGAAGAAGCTAGGAATGTTGGTGTTTCGCACTGAGAGTTCTGCAATATGATTTGAAACCGGAAAATCCGACAATTTGATAGGGCTAACAGAGAATTCATGGATTTCGATATTATATTTAATATCGTAAGCGTAGGTTAATTCATACGATTCATGGTTTGGCTTACGGCTACCAAAAAGCTGGACGTTGGTGTAACCCACCGTAATCCCCTCGTCAAAGACGTCATTCCATTGATTTATAAGCGGCAAAGAGTCCCATTTTTCGCTAATTTCCTTCATGACTCGGTCTCGCAAAATAATCTGCACCGTTCTATCTGCCTGGAGACTAATCATCAAGTGAATTCCGTCCTTCGTTTTACTTTTATCGGCTAGGCGATTCACTGACTGCTTTTGCATCAGGAACATACGAAAAGATTGCTCGTCGTCAAACTGATAAATCTTCTTTAGTTCGTCTAAATAAGTATCCATGAGGTCGTCGAGATATTCTTTGTCAATAATTCTTTCCGCGACATCATAAGCGAAGTGCAAATCTAGGTCGACATAAATAGGCCCGTTTTTGTCGAGCTGCTTTTCTGTCAAGTATTCTGGCTCGAATCTGCCAAAAACTTTTTCAGCATATATGGGGAGAAACGTTGAAATATATTCTGTGTCTTCAATGTGATAAGAACCGCCATAAATTTTGTTTTCCTTGTTTTTGTCACCAATCCGGGTATTTGTAACCGACAATGGTGCGTCTTTATTTATAGAATGCGCTTTTAAGTAATTTTCATATTCATTTGACTGTGTCCAAGTTGTTGCTGGTTTTACAACCAGGCTCTTTTTAACGGTCTTCATTGGATATATTAATGAGATATTTTTATTAGGGTTTTCAAATTCAATTTTTACGCTTGTAAAAAGCAGTGTTTTAGTGAAAAAAATAAGAAGGAGAACCTCGTATTTTTTATTTGTGATATTATTGTGTTGTCTTAAGCGTCACCCGACTTCCACGTCGTGTCGCATTCCACACAGATATACAGGTATTTTAGATTATCGTCATCATAACGCATATAAATAACCTCAGCTGGTTTTGTATTTTCTTCGTGATTCGTCTTACATTCCGCGTTAGGGCACTTAACATTATAGATACGAGGAAGAGTGGGGTCTACCTTGGTATAAGCGTTAATAATATGATTAAATTTCTGTTCTGTCTTTTTAAATTGTGTATTAATTACACATACTCCCTCCTCGCTAATAGTATTATCCTTATTGCCGCAAAATCGGCAATAATAAGTAAGCTGGTTTGGGTCATCGGCACTAATACCAATATAATACATATTGTCGCATTTGTCGCAGAATTTCATTTATGTATTTCTATGAGATAATGTTTATTTCATTTTAGAATGTAAAATCAATTTTTGAGACAAGTATCCTCAAAAATTGATTTTGCCCGAGATAGATTTAGAAATATAACACTATTCTATATTTATAATGGAAGACCCCGAAGATTTTAGCGAACCCGAGGACATTGAGAGCGATACAGAAATCGACCCAACCAATCCTAAAATTTCGTCCAAAATAAAAGCAATAGATGAAGTCGAGGTTAGCGAAGATGAATTTGATAGCGAATTAGAAGACGAGCTTGACGCGGAAGAACCGGAATTAGACGAAGACGATAATGTTAGTGTTTCTGAAATTAATGAGGAAGAGCGGGCTAAATTGAATATACCGCATTTTGATGAAATAGAGGATGACGAAGACGAAGACGAAGACGAGGATGAGAACTATTTACAGAAGTTTGATGAAAATATGCGCAAAAACATTATCGCAGATTATCATCCTGAGATGATTTCACATAATTATAGCGAAATTGAGGTTATGTCACGCGTTGTTCGAGACGAGAATGGCGTTGTAATTGACCCTCTTCATAAGACCTTACCTTTTGTTACGCGATATGAAAAAGCGCGGATTTTGGGGGAAAGGGCTAAGCAAATTAATGCTGGCGCAAAGCCTTTTGTTGAAATTGCTGATAATATTATTGATGGATATTTGATTGCGCTGAAGGAATTTGATGAGAAAAAAATTCCGTTTATTGTGAAGAGGCCACTGCCTGGAGGTGGTATTGAATATTGGAAATTTAGGGATTTAGAGGTGCTAGTATAAATTACGATTTCCAATGCTTACCACAATCCAAACAAGTTACGAAAATAGTTGCTGGCTCATCGGCACTACGTGTCTGTAGTTCATAATAAGTACACTTTTTTGACCGACACTTCTTACAAGTAAACATGTCAGTAGATGCCTGAATATTTGTAGTAAATTTATTTGAATCACGTTTTATTTTTTGTTCAATCAACTTTGACCAACGCCCGGGGTTTAGCTCTTGGTGTGTCATAAAAGCAACAGCCTGTGCTGTAATTTCGCCTGACTTTATTTGATCGAGCAACTCCTTATTTTTAAGATTAAAATAAATAGAGCGTAAATGGTCTACATAAAGCTGTACAAAATAGGGATTATCCCACTTCTTAATAATCTTACGCGAATTGGCCTCTTTGATAGCGTAATTATAAATGGCTATTTCTAGATTAGCTGAGATCTTTTCATCGCCCAAAATGGGCTGCATCTTTTCGCGAATATTGGCGCGAAATGAATCAGGATTAGAAATAGTCTGCATGCTAATGAATATAACAACTATTTATATTCATTTTTAAAATCAATTTTACTGAGATTCGGTAATCTATAATTGCTGAGGTTCTTGAACCCCTAATTGTTGAGGTTGTGAATCTCCAAAAACTCTAGCAAGTGCTCCGGCAGCTATCATGTTAAAAGCCAATCCTGCTCCTGAACCTACCATAGCTCCGGCACTATTCTTCACATTTCCAAAGAATCCAGTGCCATCTTTATAAACAATTTCGGTTTTTCCACCTAGCTTTTCGTCTTCTGCCTTTAATTTCTGTAATTTAGTCAACAATTCCTCTTCTTTTTTTGTTAGCTTTCCACCCTTTTGAATGTTTTTTAGTTTATCTGCTTGTTTAGCTATAATAATTTTACTTTTTCCGTAAGTAATAAATTTTTGCTGTACTAATTTTCCGTTTACGTGTTTCTTAACTATATCGCCTTTCATTTTTGGGTCGTTACTTAAAACGTCTACCGGTTCAACAGTATATTGAACCCCCTTCTGTTTTATTTTTATATTATCAAGCTTATTTACTTTACGCAGTTTTGCTGTTTTTCTTAAATACCTGTTTTGTTTTCTGGTCGACATGTATTATGTATTATTATGCTAAATTAATCTTTTCAATAATTTCCAGACAATATCATATAACTTAAAAACACACCAAAAAAATTCTTTGCGAATAAATCTAATATATTGTAAAACGAATTTTTAATATAATAAGGTAAAACCGCTACAAAACCATACATCGACCAAAAAAAGAAGAAGTACCAAAACAATAAATATCCGTTTTCGTTTTGGGTTACATAATTTATATAAATCATATAATAATAAAGCAAAAACGGTATAAACCCTAAAAACACTCCAAGAAAAACAGGTATGATTCGCATTTCTCCCAAATAACCAAACAGTAACATTAACCAATTCAAAAGGACAACGGGTATAAAAACACTCGAATTGTCATTTAAAACTGTAAAAAACTCCATTTCGCTCGTTTTGTTTTCAACTGTTTTGTTTAAATAAATTAAATATATCATTAATGTTATTAGCATAGTTGGGGTTGTAATAGCCCAATCGATATATCTTTTTGGTGTAACATTTATTACCTTATTAAAATTATAGGCTAACCAAAAATAAAATATTCCTTCAAAAACCTGAACCACAAGTTCTAATATTAGCAATTCCCTTATAATTAAATAAGTGGTAGGTACTTTTACAAAAAATGCTGCTATATCTATTATTCCTGTTACTAGTTGAACTGCAATTGAAATTACTAATGTAATATAAAATAAATGTTTTCCATCCATGTTTTATATTAGGTTTATATTTTAGTTTTTATAAATATTCCTCTTCACTAAGTTCATCTGCACAATTCAAATAATTATCCTCCTGTGCTATCTGAAAGACATTTTCCAATTTTTTTGTCTTTTTTGTCTTTTCTGCAGCAAGTTTTTTAGCGGCAGGCTTCTTCTTTTTCTTGATAACAATTTCCTCTTCCGATGTCTGCTCTTCAGATTCTTCTGATTCATAATCCTCCTCATCATCATCCACAATAAAATCGTCCTTTACGTATCCCTCCTTCGTACGCGACACGTCATCATCTACATCATCCTCCGACAATTCACTATCCTCGGCCCCAATATCATCAAATCCACCAAACAAATGTTCATATACTTTTGTCCATTGTGCCTTAGAAATACTTGCCGCCTGATTATTTTCTTTATTTACGAGAACACATGAACCAAAGAAAAGAACACTATCTATCGGCGGAGGAAATTCGTACTTGTTTTCTTGGCCAGCACGACCATTATCTTTACCAAAAACGGAGACAGAATAAGTTTTGCCGTCAATTTCGGCACCCCATTCAGCGTGAACTTCAAAACCAGTTGCTGACTTTAAACCTGCTTTTTTGTAGAGTTCCGCTTCATTATAAGTTTTTAGCTCGCATTCTTGAATAGTTCCGCCCTTTTCAATAATTAAAATTGTAACCGCCATTTCATCTATACGGAGGAATACATTTAAGTTATTTTTTAATTTATTATAACATTAGCGTAATAAAGATATAATAATTATGTTTGTTTTTCATATAAGTTAAATGTTCTCGTTTTCATTAAATAATTTTATATTTACCATCCTGTTTTCACTTTTGATAATTTTAGCAGGTCACTTTTTATGGAACTATTTGCGAGACACATATACTACAAAAAAGACTAAGAACTTGATACATGGTCAAATAGAAAAATATCAGAAAATTATTGAAGAGATACAACACCAGGTTCCGTCAACGACTAATGAAGAATTTTTAAATGAAAAGGATGCGCAAGAACTTAACAACGACTTAGCTGCTTTTGCAAACGGATTATAATAAATAAAATTGATTTAAACAACTGGCCGTTATAATTAGCAAACCATGACAAACGTAGAAGTTTTAACACACGCTCAGTATGAACAGATTATGAAGCGTTTTCCTGCTTTTGAACTTTCCTATGAAACAATATCGCATAAGAAAGTTTCTTCTTCATATAATACCTGTTTTGCTATTCCTCAGGGTAAAAAATGTTTTGCTTGGTTTACATTTTTAGGGGAAGAGGACGTTTGTTTCATATTTGATTTGAATCGTGAAAAGAAAATTGTAAAGACGTGTCGATATTCTGTGAATTTTACGCAACCTCTAGCTTTAGGTACCGTTTTCTATGGGACGTTTTTAGAGGAAGAGCAACCGTTCTTTGTTATTGAAGACATATTTTATTATAAAGGCATCAATTTAAAAAACGCCAACATCTATCAAAAGTTGGATTTCACGAAGGATGCACTATGTCAAATCAAGTCAGAATCATCAAGCCTGTATTTTACGCTACCCGTTTTCTGGGACTCCGTTCAGTCTGGCGAATTTGTTCCTGACTCCATGATTCCAGCAAATCAAATTAATAATATTGGATATACGGTTCATCATTTACAATATAGGGCGCTTTATGAAACGGTGCCGTTTATCAATGTTCAATTATTACGACCAGGATTAGTTAGTGCTGCTGCACCAGTAAAAAAACTAACAGATGTGCAGATTAGCACGGTTATACCAGATTATTCAAAACCACAATTTAATTACCCAACTGCATTTCAGGTTCGTGCTGATCTACAATTTGATGTTTATCATTTGTATGCTTACGGACAGTCTGGCGAGACAGTTTACTATGGATTAGCCGGAATACCAAATTATAAAACTAGCGTTTTTATGAATAGCCTCTTTCGTAAGATACGCGAGAACTTGAATCTAGATTTTATAGAGGAAAGCGACGACGAAGAGGATTTTCAAAATGGTGCCGAGGATAAATACGTTGATTTAGAGAAAAAATTGGTTATGGAGTGTACATTTCATAAACGGTTTAAAAAATGGATTCCGCTGCGTGTTGTAGACGCGCGTACCCGTTTGATACATGTTGGTAAATTAGCTAGAGATGCTAATTCTAGACCACAACTTCAATACAAACAACAACAATATAAGCGACCACAGTACCAACAAAATTCTGGTTACCAGAATAAAAAATATAGACCTAATGTATAATGAGTTTGAATCAAATTAATAAGGTATTGCCTTCTATATTAACTTCAAACACAGGAGGAGAAACGCGTTTGTTTACATCGACTGGTGGAAAAAGACGTACCAATAAAAAGAAGGGCGGAAAAAAGCGCCGTACTAATAAAAAGAAGGGAGGTAAATCGAGACGCGCACGTAGAACCTGCTTTTAGCGAATAGGAACCATAATTTTTTTTTGATTATAATACATTTCCCAATAATAATTTTCTGTATAAGGCAAGCCATGATATCTATCGTATTTTACAGTAATTACCATGTGTTTTTTTCCATCCACTTTAAACCACGTACATCCTCGCAGCGTATGTTCGGTTAAGCTAAAACGGTTAGTCACCTGACGAATCTTGGGTAGTCGTCTTAACATAGCATAACGTAAATCATCTCTAGCAATACGATGTATATTAATATACTTATTATTACGCCAAAGACCCTCTCCAGTATATAATTTAATATAATCAACAATATATGCAGGAAGCTTAGAGCGTAGCACATAACTCATTCGAATGTTTTGTTTCAATAAAAACAAAACATATCAACAATCAATTTTTGCCAGGAACCCTGGGTTTTGCTAGTGCCAATTAATGTTGAAACTCGATGATATATGGCTCATCGCCTTCAACGGTTTCAGGTTCATCTTCCATATGTTCCAGCGTAATCTTAGTAAAATTCTCGTGACACTTTATGGTTTTGATTTCGTACCAAAAACGATTTGCCAACTTTTCAAGCGTATATGCAAACTCGCTTATTTTTACGAATTTTTTTTCAAAAACGTTAGCGTTTTCTATTTTGTACCCAACAATACATTGTCCCTTATCCGTATAAAATACTCTCATTTCCACGTTTTTACTTTTTAACACGTGGTTTGCATAATCTACAAAATAACAGTCCATGTACATATTTTCAGTCAACATATGTTTTTGCATTATGTCCGTTTTTGTTTGTTCAAAATATAAACTTAATAGACGAAATGCCTCCTGGCAGGTAACGGGGAAGCCAAAATAGAGCGGCATATTTGGTTTTTAATTAATTCAAACGCGACAAAAAAATCAATTTTTATTAGCAATTAATTTACTCATCAAAATTCACATCTATTAAACAGTTACCACCAAAAGGGAGAACAGTTTCCTCAGGTTCCATCACAGCGCACGCATCTTTTGGTTCATAAACGCGTTTCCATGTATTATCTGTGGTCCAGTCAATTGACATCCCCGCGTATCTAGAGCTATCAATATAACGAATTCGATAATTGGATTTTTTATAGAAGCGCCGGCGTTGAGCCCATTGGTTTTGAAACACATCATGTTTATCGACAATATCCACAATAATAGGGTTCTCATGTTTGACACGTAAAATTCGCCCCACGGATTGTACTATATCGGTTTTGGGCGTTACCATGACCAGGGTTGAAAGAGTTTTAATATCTAATGCCTCCGCGGCCATAGCGTAGGTAGCGAGAACAATATTTTTAGTCTCAGTCTCTTGTAGCGCAGCCTGCTTCATTCCACCAACGTAGAATCCCACTGTTGCGAACTTACGATGCTCAATAGCACTATATAAATAAGCCAAGAGTGAACGATTGTGACAGAGAACCATGATTTGGCTGTCGCTATCTTCAACGACCAGATCGCGTAAAACTCGAACAATAAAATCGCTCCGTGGTCCATATTCACATAATTTGACAATCATAGAACTATACTTTGTATTCCCACGAAAGTCCATTTCGACTTCATTAAATTCTACGTCTCCTGTCTGGTATTCAATAGCTCGAACACATACTGCATCATCATTTTTTCTTTGGGATTCATATATTTTTTCACCAATGAACATATATAGAACACGTGTTAATTTATCTTTACGGTCTACGGTTGCCGAAATCCCCAACATATAAGGCGTAATAGTTTTAAATAAAGTTTTTGAAAACTGCTCGCTGCCTATGCGATGAACTTCATCAATAATGGTTAAGCCAAATGAATCAAAAGTGCCCGCACAAAACTCTTTATCATAAAGGGTTTGAACCATACCAATAACGATGTCTTTGTTTTCAACATCGCAAACTTGTGCCTGGATTTTACCAATTCGAGAACCTGGTAGAAACTCCCTGATGCGTTCAATCCATTGATTCATCAAGAATTCTTTGTGCACAATAATCAGTGTCTTCTTTTTCAAATCTGAAATAATCTTAAGAGCCATCACGGTCTTTCCTGCTCCACAAGGAACTTCCAATATCCCCCCTGAGCCTTTATGCAGAGACTCCGAAGAAATCGGCCGATTCACATAGTTACCATAAATTCCCACAATTTCATTTTGATAATCACGAAGTGGTTTTGTAAACGTTACACTAATATCGTCACCGACTTGAATTTCTGATTTGGGCGGAAGTCCGTAGCGTTGAATACCATAAAATCGAGGAACATATATTTTTTTTTCATTTTCGCGATATACGGGGAATTCGCTAGAAGCATCTGCTGGGCCGTATCCAAAGATCTCTGGTTTTACAAATAGGTCTTTCTTTAGAAATTCATAATCGGCAGGACTCAGCGTGGTTTTTGGAATAGTATAACCTTTTTTTCCTAGGTAAGATTGAGAACAAATTATTGACCGATATTCATCAGTAAGAACAAAAGCAGGGGGTTTAATTGGCTTACGTTTCATCATTTTGCTGGTACTGGTTAAATAGAGAACAAATCAATTTTTTATGCCTCAAAAATAAATGTTTATCTATAATATAATGAAATTAACGAGTCCATTCAAAGATTTTACAGTACCTGAATATTGGTTATTTGGATTATTTATAGTATATTTAGTAGTTCCTTTTCAAACACCGACCTTTATTCATACCATTTTAACGAATCCCATTGGGCTTATTTTTCTATTAGGTATTTCTGCCGCTATGTTTTTTATGACGCCTCCTATTTTAGCCATTTTGTTCGTGCTTGTTATTTACGAGCTCATTCGTCGCGATGGTAGAGATGCCAATTCTTATAGAGCAGATAAACACGTTAGTGATAGCCACACACAAGAATACAAATACGTTTCTGATAACGTAAAAAATAATAGCGTTCATTCTAAAGGCGTCATTTTAGATGAGCCTACTGAGTCACATGAACAGCCGGCACCAACAAAAAGCGAGTCTGTATATTTATCGGTGGGAGATTCATTAGAGGAACTTATGATTGGTCAAATGGCCCCGACGGAATACAGTGCGACGGTTTCGTCGTCTGAATTCAAACCCGTTAGCGAGAACACAATTGGTGGGTCTGTTTTTTAAACCAATAAATATTGTTTTTTTAAAATAATATTTATTATTATGTTGGTACTGCTGCCCTCGTTTCTTGTAGTTTGATATAAATTTTATAAACAACGCGAATAGCAATTAGAGCAAAAATACTACCAAATATGCAATCTAATAATTCTATAACATTCATTACGTTCGGGTCAGTTGATATATTTGTGGTGTCACTATTTATAGAAGTTGGTATTTTGCCCTTATGTTGAATAACTATGATAATTAAATTTACAGCAATTGTTAATACGAAAAAAAGCCAAGCCCATAATCCGGGTCTTTTCCAGAACTTGAGAGTGTCAATCCATGGATTGACGTTAGGGTCATCAGATACTGGTGCCAAAGATGAAAAATAGTTGTTTATTTCTGGAAAACCCTCTTTAAATGTTTCTTTAAATAAAAAATGTTTAGGGTCTTTTGCTGTTCTATTAAATAATATCATGGTCGAAGTCAATGCTAAAGTAAAAATAATTAAAAACGCAATAGAAATATGTGTGCTATCAAAGTTAAATGCTAATCCTAACGAAAATGTTACTGCAAAAATACAAAATAAAAAAACATAATACCAAAATTCAACAGCATCTAATTCAAGTCGCATTTCTGGTGTTTCGTCGTCCGCCTTTTCACTAGGATTTATAATTTTATAAATAGTACTCCAAAACGTAGGAAAAAGCGCATATAAAATCAAAACAAAAAATACGAGAAATGTAAATCGAATCGTGGAGCTCATAAATTCGATTTTACTCGCATCTTCGGTATATTGACTATTAATTGGGACTGTATACGCTTTTATATCTTCTTTGCTTATTCCGGTTGGAATACATTCCATATATACATTGTCTGTATCACCAATAGTAATATTAGAAGCGCCTAATTTAAATGCATTTGTCGGATTCTGTACAAGCCAGCTGGGTAAAGAAATAGTGGGAAGCTGATTTACTATAGAAGCGTTAAATGACGCAAGTATTTTTTGGGAAGCAGTGTTTATTTTTATGGGGTCCGACAAAATAATAACTACATTTCCTTTTGGGTCGGTAAATTGCATACCCAGAGTTTGTGTAGGAATACAATTACTAAGTCCACTGGTCATAACGGCCGCGCTGGATTGTTGAGTAGTGGCAAATTCAAGGATTTTATCAACATCGTTTGGCTGTGCGCTTATTGAAGTATTCGCAGAAGCGACTAAAAAAAAACATATATAAAGGGTTGGGTCTGTTAATACATTCGGTTTATGCTTTATGACTATCTCTCCCAATGCACCCGGAACTTGCTTTACTTTATGAACAAGCTGCGTTTTGTTATCACTTTTATAATTATAAATATATAAATCGGAGCATCTATAGGAATTTTTTGCAGCCGGATAAAGCGTGTTATTGGGGGTAGGCGGTAAATAATTGGCTATGTGTAAACCTATAAATGTATTAGGACCAGGATTATTTTGTATTCCGGTCATACTATTTGTACTAATAATCGGCATATCATTTGCGTCTAAGGGCGCAAGTCCAGAAATATATTTACATGATGCGGCGTTAATATCGATATTTAAAAACGAATATGATAATTGGATAGTATCAGGTGCTTTTGTATAAGAATCAATATCCATAAAAATATATATTCTATGGATAGTTTATTATTGCAACTAAACCTCAAAAATAAGGAATATAGTTAAACGTACTGTTTTCATATAATGTTACTCTAAAAGTGTCACTGTATCCTTCGACATATACAACATCGCCATTGCTTAATGAATCACAACCATATTCTCCCGTGCAACTTTTTCCGTTCATGCTAATAGGTAATTTCGTATTCATATTTCCTGTTGTGGTCATAGTATAATATTGCCAATGATAGTTACCAGCGGTTAATTGTCGCCCCATTAAAGGTAAAATTAATTCATCATTTTTGCGTGTTAAAATACCCATCTGTTGGTAGGTATTGTTAATAGAGCGTGTTTGCACATTAACGGGCAATCCTCTGGGGTCTCCGGAATCGCGTCTAAAATAAGTTCCATCTTTTACTGGGGGGACGTATGGATTATTTATGGTATCGGGTTGTGCGTTACGACTATCGATTATATTTAAACCCGTGGTTTGGTTTAAACCTGTGGATAGATTTAAACCTGTGGACTGATTTGGTAAAACAATATAGGTATTGTTCGACAGATTTTCGACGGAATATTGTTTGTAATATAGATAAATGACAACGATAAAAATCATGGTTAATAAAAATAGCGTCATGTTTTCAACGCAAATAAATCCAGGTATGCATTTTTTTCCCATTTATATTATCTAAATATTAATTTCTGGAATAACGTTTCCGACAGAAAATTTGACGGTTGGTATTTCCGGAGCCTTAAGAGCCTTGGGGTCAATGGGTGGTTTATTGTCTTTGGGTATTTTGAAGTTTGGACTAAACGCACCTGCGAATTGATTGCTTCCATCTTGCATCTGATCGACGCCGGCTTGTAGTAATTGGGGCATTTTATGACTAAAATCGTGGTTAATTTGTTTTACTTTATCTTTTAATGCGTCTACTTTCATGCGTTTACAATTATAGCACAAATCGCGGATGTTTTTAGGATAATGGGATATGTGTACGCCCGTGTATTGAAATATATATTGGTCTGCTTTTTCCAATAAATCCCATACCATATTTTCAAGGGGATACATATCTCGAAATAAAAAGGTTTTCATAAACCATAGTAAAACTCTAATGGGAATATACATAATTTGTCCTAATGAATCGACCATATAAAAAAATATACATCTCTGTAAGTTTTGAATATAATGTACTCCGCAGTTGATATAAGAAAAAATAAATTCGCCACTCCATTTTAATAATTCTCCAATATTTGAGAACCCAAGTTTTAATCCTTCACCAAGACCATTCATTTCAGTTACAAACAAACCCGTAAATATATCATTCATTCCTTTACCCATTTTAATAAATCGCGCAGCTGTTTCATTAATAAAACCTACTACGGTTCCTAATACATCAAAAAACCCATTAACGCCCTTTTGGATTCCATTAATCATGTTGTTTATTAAACCAGTAAACGTACCTACGGAATCTTTGATTAATTTGTTTACAGGTCTAATAATATCTCTATTTATTCCGTTTGTCATGGGCCCAATGATACCGTTTTTAATATCATTCTTGATTTGTTCTATGTCAGGAATAGGAATATCAAATTTAATATCAGGAATACCGGGAGGCATACCAATGTTTACTCGGAAATCTTCAATAAAATCGTTTTGCATATAATCATTGATATGTTGTTCTAATTTGGCTCGAATTTTATCTATTTTTTTTTCAATTTCCTCTTTATTCTGGTCCATTTATAGTATTATAATATATTTTATAATGACCACCACTTTATTGGCCCATTAAATTTGCACCACTTATCATTTCTTGTATTCCAGCCTGTAAAAGTTCCGGCATTCTTTTTTCAAAATCGTAATTAATCTGGCTGGATTTGCTTTTTAATGCTAAAACCTTTAATCTTTTACAACTATAGCACGTGTCCGCTACATTTTTAGGATAATGAGCAAAATGAAAGCCCATCATATTATAAAATTCGTCATCTATCCAGTAAATAGTGTCCCATATTTTTTGTTGCCCGGTATATAAATCCTGTCCGGCATATTCCCATGCTATCCAATTAATAAAATCAATTGGAAAATATAAAATTTTTGCGAATACGTCAAGAGTGTAATAAAATATACATTTATGCATGTTTTGCAAATATTGTAAACCACAAATCATATATGTAAAAACAAATTCACTCGTCCAAAACATAAACTCCCCTATGTTATGAAATCCAATACTGAGACCTTTGCCTAAGCCTATCATTTCGTCTACAAAAAGGCCTTTAAATATTTTTTCCAGACCCTTTCCTATATTTGTCATTTTTTTTACTAATTTATTAATGCCGTCTGAAACATCGAATCCTTCCAGTTGCGGAACAAGGTCATTTTTATTATTAACTATAGAATTTGTTGATTCTAGAATTTTGTTCATATTATTTTCTATCCCGTTTCTTAAATCATTTAATTTGCTGTTAACGTCCTTTAACTTATCCATAATATATTAAATGATAATATATTATGTTATTGCATATTTAATTTGCCTTTTTTACCTTGTCATTAAATCTTTCTTTTATAGCCATGGCCTCTTGTTGTAAAGGTTCTGCTCTTTCCAAAACATCAAGCAATTTTTCTTGAACGGCAAAATAATCCTTCATGTCTTTCTTAAGTTTTGCTGCTTTTGTAACAGTAGGGTTACTTTTATTATCAGTTTCCATTTGAGCATTTGTTAAATCAACTTCATCTTCAACGTCTTCAACGTCAGGGGCATCAACCAGAGATTCTTGCTCCTCTCCTTCTACGTATGGTTCATTCGTTGTTTGTTGATTATCTCCAGCTTCCGAATCGTCTAGTCCTTCCTGGTTTTCAAAGGATTCTCTACCGTTAATAGAATATTGAGCACTTTGAAAAAACAAAGAAACAAAAGTAGCGAATAGTAAAATAATAATCATATTTTTAACAAAGAACGACGTGATAAATCCGACCAAAAAGAATATAACTAAAGAATACGTATGGTTTAAGTTAATGATGTAAAATAGATTTACGAGAGAAATCATAAGAACAATATATAAGAGACAGCGACTATATAAAATAGAATTAACAGATGCATTCGGACTAAAACAGTCCATAAACCGAAAAGATTGGCCTCTGGATAAACTTTTCATGGATAAAGATTTCATATTCGATATAAATTATAAGGCGATATTTTTTTACGAATCCTCATTATAATCCGATGGAATATCGCCACTATATATTTCTAAAACCTCTTTTACTACATCTTCGCGTTGAATATCTGTGCGTTGAAACTCAAAACTACTTATGCTAGACGACCTCTTTCCTCTGAATTTACTTAGGAAATCATCTAAGCCGTTTAATTCATTGGCTCTATCATATTGTTCTAAATCGCCCGTAATTACTAGACGGCTATTTTCTCCTAAACGGGTTAATAACATTTTCATTTGTGCTACGGTCGAATTCTGCATTTCGTCAGCAACTATCCAGCAGTTTTTAAAAGTACGGCCTCGCATATATCCAAGAGGCGATATTTCAATAACTTTATCTTCAATAAGCGCGGTTACATCTTTGGGGCTCATAAAATTATATAAAATATCGTAAATGGGCCGAATCCATGGTGCCATTTTTTCCTCGAGAGTACCAGGTAAATAACCGAGGTCTTCGTCTACAGATACGGAAGGGCGCGTAAAAATAAGTTTTTCATAAGTGCCGTTTAAAAAATTACGCACTCCAGTTTCGGTAGCAAAAAGGGTTTTTCCAGTGCCTGCCGGTCCGGTAGCGACAACGATTTTTTTAGACTTGGTTTTAAGTAGATGTGCGTACTGTTCTTGGCGTTCGTTTTTGGGTTTGGTAAACTTGTTATCAAAATTAATCTTTTCATTTGGGGATAAATACTGCATGTTCTCATAAAATTTGCGCTGTTTTATTGCTCCGTTTTCGCGTTCTTGGATTATCTCAGAATGATATTCATGTAATATCTCTTTTTCTGACTGTTTTTTCGATTTACGATATCTGCGTCGGGGCTCAGGTTTTTCTTCCCCCAAATACTCTGCGCTACTATCAAAAATCGCCCCAGCATGTTTCATTTATATACTAAAGGATAATAATAGTTGCCTAAATTTACGCTCTGGGAAAAAGAATTTTATCTACTGTTGTTCTTACGCCAAACGCACGATGAACTAGAACTCCTAAAATTAAAATTACTGCTAAAGTTAGCCAATAGGAATAGCCAGTAAACCAAGCAACAAAAATACACAACACCATAACTACTGCCAAATCAAAAATTGATACGCCTAATATTCTATATTTACGAAAGCCGGTTTTGAATCCAGCAGGACCGAATGCATCCTTGTATTTTTCAAGACCAAACATGGTTTATATAAGTTAATATTTTTATTTTAAAAATTAAACACTCTGTTGGATTTACAAACTAGTCGAGTTTACGACCTCATCGAGTGCGTTTGTCCTAAATTATTATTTTTGAGAACATCTATTGTGGTCAAATTATTAAATCAAAATGGTATAAAATCTAAACAGTATATTATTTAGCGAATAATGTCCGAAACAACTTTTGTTGAGCCTTTACTGAAAGCTGACGATAGTCGCTTTGTGATGTTTCCAATCAAAGATAATGATATTTGGCAAATGTACAAAAAAAGTGTTGACTCATTTTGGGTGCCACAAGAAGTGGACTTATCCAAAGATTTAAATGATTGGGCATCACTTAATCCTGACGAAAAGCATTTTATTTCGATGGTACTAGCATTTTTTGCTGCATCTGATGGTATTGTTTTAGAAAACTTGGCGTCGCGTTTTATGAGCGATGTACAATTAGCGGAGGCGCGCGCATTCTATGGGTTTCAGATTGCTATTGAAAATATTCACTCGGAGATGTATAGTATTTTGATAGATACTTATGTATCCGATGATGCTGAGAAAAAAAAGTATTTTACTGCTCTTGAAAATTATCCTTGTATAAACAAAAAGGCAAATTGGGCCAAGAAGTGGATTAACGATAACCGTAGTTCGTTTGCTGCGCGTCTTGTGGCTTTTGCTGTAATTGAAGGGCTTTTCTTTTCGTCATCATTTGCTGCAATTTATTGGATTAAGAAGCGTGGACTTATGCCTGGTCTTACATTTTCTAATGAGCTCATTTCCCGCGACGAGGCTCTTCATACTGAATTCGCTGTTTTACTTTATAGTAAGCTACAGAGAAAACTTCAAAAAAAGCGTATTTACGAAATTATACAGGAGGCTGTGGAAATCGAAAAAGAGTTTATTTTGGACGCAATTCCTTGTCGTATGATAGGAATGAACTCAAAACTTATGTCGCAATATATTGAGTTTGTAGCTGACCGACTTTGTTTGCAGCTTGGATACGATAAGATTTATAATGCGAATAATCCATTTGATTTCATGGAGCTCATTAGCATGGAAACAAAAGTAAACTTTTTTGAACGCACCAATTCGGAGTATGCTCTTGCAAATAAAACGGTTGCAGACGACGTTTTTGATTTTAGTGCCGATTTTTAGACACTAGAATAAAAATGTAACCATAATTTATATGATTACATTTATAATACCAACAACAGGAAAAGATACATTAAAAAACTCAATTGAATCCCTTGAAAATCAAACAAATAATGATTGGAAAGCTATTATTATATTTGATGGGCTTAAACCAAATATTGAAATTAATAATCCAAAAATCACGGTTTTAGACATTGAAAAAAAGGGCGTAGGAGGAAACGGAGCAGGTAATGTTCGAAATCACGGAATGAGTCATGTTGACAGCGAATGGATTGCGTTTTTAGACGACGATGACACAGTAGCACCCGATTATGTGGAGACATTTTATAAAGAAATCAAAGAATATCCATATGTTGATGTAGTAATATTTAGACTATATCGTTATAACTGGGAACCTCATATAATACCTTTTTTGGAGACAACTGATACATTTCACGCAAATGAAGTTGGTATAAGTTTTGCTTTAAAAACAGAAATATTTAAATCTGGTCTTAAATTTGAACCTTCTTCTGGCGAAGATTTTATGTATTTATCAACCATGAAAGATAACGGGAAACGTATTATGATAAGTCCGTATACCAAATATTTTGTTCATGGAAAAAACGACAATGAAAAAACTAGCGTTTTAGGAACACGGGTATTTATTAATAAAAAAGAAGAGGGGTTCTCATTAATAAGTGTATCAAACATAGGATCAGATGATTATATACCCCTTTTGTTTTTGTTTTGTGTTATTATTTATGTAATATTTGGCAATAATAAAAAATTAGTGCACGTATTAATATTTGGTTTATTTATATTTTTAGCGGGACTAGCACTGACGCAGTCATAAACTGACGCAATCATAAATTGACGCAGTTATAAAAATTCGTCTATAATTGAGAGAACATCAGAACAAAGGACGGTTTTTCCTTGAAGAATATCATCAATAGATTCAACTTTACTAATCCATTCTATTGGAACAATTGACATAATTTTTTTGTTACCATGTAGTCTATCGTTTAATAAGTAAATATAATAATATTTTGGAAAAATATGACGAATCTCCAAAAACGTTGCACGATATGAACTTTCGCTATGTAGCGCGGGTTTTTTTTCGTAAAATGTATATCTACAGCCAGTTTTTAATTTATTCATGGATACCATTGATTTTTATGGTTATTAGACCAATGTTTTTTTATGTCAATTTTTACGGAAAAAAACAATATGTACACAACTTTTTATTTTTGATCAAACCTTATGCTTTGATCGAAATGCTGAGATATTCGTTTTCTTGTGCCTGTGAAATGGTTGCGCTCAAGGCCAGTGTGTCTCCGCTTAGTCCAATCTCCCTGAACATCTTGCTCAGGTCACGGACCTCCTCTGCTCGTCGATTGGCCGCGTTCATTTTTTCCTGGCTCATGTTGCCCATCATGGCCAAACTAGCGGCTTGCATTGGACAACACATTGCGATTTTTCCGTATAGTTCGGGATATAGCACGAAGGCTCGAATGACCTTAGCCGTGGCCTTTGCCAAAACTTCTTCGTCATTCGTAGGGAAGCGGTTTTTGGCGCCGAAGCGACCTATGTCGTAAATAATGTTAACGAGAACTTGGTCCTCCGGATTGTCCCACACGTCGTCTTCAATGCGACTCCCCAAAAACACCTCTGGATTTTTCTTGGTCATGGTGTATACGTTTGCAACCACGCGCCAAAACGCCGCCGCACGAAAGTGATATTGTTGATGAGCCATTGTGGCACTAGTTTTTGTCCTTTAGTTTTTTTGCATAAAAAAGGATTCAATTTTTTCGACAACTTTATTACCCGGTTATAATAAAAGTTTTATAAGAATCTATACCATTTTTTGCAATATATTGTAGATGTCTCATTGTAAAAGCGAATGACGAACCTGAATGTCCTGGTGAATCAGGTAAAGAATCCATCTTTTTTCCAATAAGACTAATATTTTGATGATTTGACCACATAAAGCCCTTACCTTCTTCCGGTTCATAAGTTTTTAGCCATGACCAAAGCTCGAGCTGATCAACGGCACTATAACCGTTTGAAACACAATTACGTGTAAGTTCGTTACTAATAAAACTAAAATCCATGATTTAATATAATTTAATACGTACTATAAAAATCAATTTTTAAGGTCGTGTATGAGAACTTCAAATACGTAAAAATTGAAAACTTTTTTCTTCAGATAGCATAGGATAAACTAAATAGACCATGTCTATGCTACCAACTACACTGTGGGGCGCCATCAACCGCGCCAAACTGGATCTTCGCAAGTATCACTTGGAAGATGATCATAACAAGAAGGAGGTTCTCAAAAAAAAGGCCATAGAGTCTATAAAAAATGCGGACGAGGTTGTTGGGCCGGGGCCTCATAGATTTATGTCTTCGCGCCATAACTGGCGTAACGAATGGCTTTATCTCAACTACTACGAAGAAGACCCTACCGTGGGTCGTTATTGGGAGGACGACAAAGTGCGATGGAGTTTGGAATCTATTCCAAAGTGGGCCATGAACCCAGACTTGAAAGTTCAGGAGCCTTCGTTTGGCTATAATCCCAAGGTCCGCGGGAAGAGATTTGTGTATGTAATTCGACCTGAACTCCAACAACGCTAGAAATAATAAAAAATAAAAAGTTGTATATATTGTTTTTTCATGATTCTTTATCGAATCATGAAAAAGATTGCGGACAGTGGGGTTCGAACCCACGCATCATAGATAACAGGTCTTGAATCTGTCGCCTTAAACCACTCGGCCATATCCGCTTTATATCAATGAAAAAAAGGTCTTTCATTGATTAACATTGTGCAAGCGGTAGGATTCGAACCTACGCATCATAGATGCTGCTTCGAATTTCAGCATCGTAGATACGGGCCGCGGACCGTCGCCTTAAACCACTCAACGTCACGCTTGCTTTGGTGTTTATTTTTAACGAGATAAACAACTCATTGCGGACAGTGGGGTTCGAACCCACGCATCATAGATAACGGGTCTTAAGTCCGTCGCCTTAAACCACTCGGCCATATCCGCTTTTTTGCTGCGTCCCTTTTCAAAATCATAATTTTTGAGGTTGGATTGCTGTCTGGACGCGCGATTGTTTTTGCAGAACAATCAAACTGTTTAATGCTGTCTTCATTTGGATTCGAATAAGTGAATTTTGTTGAATTGCTGTATGAAGACAATTGTTTTCCGATACGGGGACTCGAACCCCGGCCAGAGGGGTGAAAACCCTCGATCCTAACCAACTAGACTATATCGGATTTTGCTGTTTCCGCTTTTTAAAATAGTTTTTAAGTGATTGCTGTCTGGAAACGAGTCATTTAAGCTCTTACTGGGACTCGAACCCAGGATAGAAGATTCAAAGTCTTCGGTGCTAACCACTACACTATAAGAGCTTATTTGTTGAGACGGATCTCCGAGCAGGTTTTTGATAAGTGCCTGCAAACTTATTAGTCCTAACGGGAATCGAACCCATATCTAGTCCGTGTAAAGGACTTGTGCTAACCGCTACACCATAGAACCGTTTCGCTCCTGACAGGGCTCGAACCTGCGACCTAACGGTTAACAGCCGTTTGCTCTACCTACTGAGCTACAGAAGCATGGGGGCTAGTTTTTTAAAGAGAACCTACAAACTCTAAGCACCCGATGAGGGACTTGAACCCTCGACCACTAGCTTAAAAGGCTAGCGCTCTACCGACTGAGCTAACCGGGTTTTTTTGCTGTTTTCGTTTGTCTTCAAGACTAAAATGATTGAATGAATGGATTGCTGAACGAAAACGGGTGTTTGTGTTTGAAAACGAGCTCAAACAACTCGGTAAAAGAATGGTCCTTTTGATGCTCGATGTGAGACTTGAACTCACGACCCTCAGCTCATAAGACTGATGCTCTAACCAACTGAGCTAAACGAGCAATTTGACTGTTTTTATCTAGACACAGACAAACTACACAACCAATCTAACCTGTTGTTATGATTCAGTTTTTACTGACCACGAAGAAGTTCTCCTGGTGCTTTTGCTGGGATTCACGTCCCCTGACATATTAATATGTCGTCGAGTCTTTATACCGTTTTGAAATGTTATTTATTTTGACCAATACACTGCGTTTAAAATGTATAAATAAAAAATCATCTAAACATAGAATCGTGTTTATATAAAAATGAACGACATACCTATCAACGAAATATTCGACCGCGAAAAAACAGCCAATGAGATAAAGTCGTTATTGTTAAATTTTGATAAAAACGTAAATAATGTTGCTTATAAAAAGGGTATTTATATTTATGGTTCGCCTGGTTGTGGTAAAAGCCATTTTGTTATCAATATTTTAAAAGAATTGAACTATGATGTTATCAAATATGACGCCGGCGACGTTCGTAATAAAGCCCTTATAGATACAATAACAAGTAATAATGTATCGAATCGAAATGTTCTCCAAATGATGACAAAACAAGTGAAAAAAATAGCCATTGTGATGGATGAAATCGATGGAATGAACAATGGAGACAAAGGTGGAATTACGGCGCTTATCAAAATAATCCGTCAAAAGAAAACAAAGAAGCAGCGATTAGAGAACAAAACAATGAATCCGATTATTTGTATTGGAAACTATTATATTGATAAAAAAATTCGAGAACTCATGAAAGTATGTAATGTCTTTGAATTAAAAACGCCTACTAAACCACAAGTTCATCGTTTATTAAAAACTCTAATGCCAAATACATCATTGTATGAAAAACGCACAGACGAACTAGTAAATTATATCCAAGGCGACATGCGGAAAGTTCTCTTTATTCATGATGTTTATAAAAAAAAACCAGAATTTTTACAGGGTAATACCTTACAAGAAATATTTCAAATAAAAACATATAACGAAGATGCAAAAAAAATAACACAGTCATTAATAAATCGGCCCATTAAAATGGAACAACATAACCGTTGTATGAACGAAACAGAGAGAACTATAGTAGCTCTTCTTTGGCATGAAAACATTATTGATGTTTTAGCAAATCAACCTCCGGAAAAAACGTACCCTTTTTATTTGAGGATTTTAGACAATATGTGTTATGCTGATTATATTGACCGAATTACATTTCAAAGCCAAATATGGCAGTTTAATGAGATGTCTTCGCTTATGAAAACTTTTTATAATAATAAATTATATCATGATCATTTTCCTGAGAACCAAAATTGTTTTAAGCCACCCGAAGTAAGGTTTACCAAAGTTCTCACAAAATATTCTACAGAATATAATAATATGTTATTCGTTTACAGCCTTTGTCAAGAATTAGATATGGATAAAAAAGATTTAGTCGCGTTTTTTCAAGAATTACGTCTTTTTTATGGTGCCGATTTTTGTTCTCAAATTGATAGATTAAACGATGTCGAAAAAATATTTGAAACATATAATATTTCAAAACTTGATATTAAGCGAATGTATCGTTATTTAGATAAAAACGTAAAAAAAGATGCGTTGGTTGAAGAAGACGAAGAAGATGACGATGCCTAGAAATAAAATGTTTATCTATTTTATATAATAGATATATAATGAATAAAGCCGCCAATATTGTAAAAGATTTATTTCTAGGTAAGCCAGAACAACGATTTCAAAATGTAACTACTGATTTAGATAATATTCAGTCCGAAATAAATTTAGTGGATAAAAAGATTTCGAATTTAATTGCTAACGGGAAAGTCAATCTATCCGAAGAGGAAATTCAAAAACAGATAGCCGAATTAAAAACAGAAAAAGCTGGCCTCAAAAATAAACTTATTGCAAAACGCGACCAATTGAATGCTGTAAAGAATGAATATAAAGACAGAAAAGTTGAAGAATATAAAGATGATATTAAAAACAAACAGGACGCCTATGTAGAAGACACAGGAAAACAAGCAAAAAATACTGCAAAGGCTATTGCAGAGGCAAAAATAGCTGTTCGTAGGGCAAGACTGGCTATGCGCAACCGCACAAATAAAAGATTTGCGTTTCGTAACCGCGCTCAAGGTGGAAAACGTAAAAGTCAGAAAAAAAGGCGTACCTGTAAACGTAAATAGATTGTTATAAAATATTATTATATATTATAACAATGAATTCTGGAGAATTTGTTTCCTACATGAAAGCTTGGTTTTTTAATTTATTTAATTGCATAAAGGATTTTAATAATAATTCTTTAGAAGAAGTATTTGTTCCTTTATCTGACGATAAGGAGGACGAAATTGTTGCGCCTGAATTAGATAATATTGCCGCATCTACAATACTTGAAAACATTGACCTTGTTCTTAATAACGTTTCGCAGTTCGACGATGTCAGCGAAACAACCAATAGTGAAAATTGCGAAGATGTTAATGATAAAGAAGAATACGGGTTTGAACAAGAATTAGAAGACATCAATAACTTATCTGATGACGAATATGACCATTATTATCATACCTAATCGCCGTTTATCATAATAAGAGGACCGTGCTTAACTGGTATAGGAAAAACCTTTGTTTCAGAATTGATAACAGGCTTTATATTTTCTTCATGAACTGGTGCTTCAGTTCCTGTAGATTTTTCTTCTAATACAACTGTCTTAACTTCTCTGGCTTTAATTAATTCACTTTGTGCCTCAATCAACTGCATCTGCATTTCAACAACTATTTTTTCTAATTCTTGTATTTTATTTGATAAAACTCCTATATGGCCCTGTTGTTGTTGTATAATACCGACAACTTCTTGTTGAGACAATTCCTTGGGTTCTTCTCCGGGTCGCTGAAGAACAATAGGCCCTGTCGCATTTTTGGCAGCCGCTTCTTCCTGAGCTTTCTTTAACATTTCTGCACGCTCTGCCTCAATGGTTTTAATCTGTGCAAGTACATCCGGTTTCATTTTGGGTTCTCCAGGTTCGTAATTTTCTAACAGTTTATCAATTTTATTCATAAAAAAATCTTTGATAGGTGCCTCATCTTTCATACGAATAAACGTATCTACCGTTTTGGTAGAATCTTTCAAATAATCCGGATGAGGGTTATCCAACATCTTGCGTTTATCAAACGTATTATGCTCATGAGAAAATACCAATATGGTCTTAAGTGGATCAAGTTGAACGAAAGGAACCGTATATCCCTTTAAAAATGCACGCTCTTCAGCAATAGCGGCGTGGTCTTCGTATTGTGTTTGTTTTAATAGTTCTGCTTTGAAAGCAAATGTGCCAGCAGTGGCATGATTTGGATTGTAAGGGCCACACTGAACCATTCGACTCAAACCTTTGAAATAAATATAAATTTCACTCGAACCAGCACAAAGGGCATTTTTATCCCCCTGAAGACGTTCAACTGCATGAGAAATACGCTCAGGAGGATAATAATCATCATCGTCCATGTATACAATAATGGAACCCTTTGTCTGTTTGTGCATAAAATTGCGCTTTGTGCCCAAAGTCATTTTTTCATTGATAGGATAATATTTGATTTGGGGAATGTTTGATTTATCAATTAAATCCTTTATTTTGTCCGTGCCGTCATCGACAATAATCCATTCAATACGTTCCTTGGGGTAATTTTGATTTCGGAAGCAACGAAACATGTTTTCAATAAAAGGCCTGCGGTTAAACGTGGGTGTGCAAACACTTACAAAAGGTACTGGTTTTTTATTTTTGCCCATTTTCTTTAATAGGGCTAAATTTATTTATATGAATTTTACGAATTATATTATTCTTTGTCTTTATTTTTTATCATCCTCTTTATCTTCCTCTTTATCTTCCTCTTTATCATCCTCTTTATCATCCTCTTTATCATCCTCTTTGTCATCCTCTTTATCATCCTCTTTGTCATCCTCTTCATCCTCATCCTCATCCTCCTCATCCTCCTCATCCTCATCCTCTTCTTCATCAGAATCATGTTTGTCTTTTTGTATTTCTTTCTTTGTTGTACGTTCAATAGTATTTTTTAATGAATCATTATCAGAATCATCGTCATCATTGGAATCATCAGAATCATCGTCATCATCAGAATCATCAAAATCAGTTGAGTCATCCGACGAACTTAATAAATCTAAGCCTTCTTCTGCTGTACAATTTTCTTGAGAAGTTAGGCCATCTAATCCAAGTGTGGCGGAAGGATTTAACACAGTACCTAGTACACCTTTAGCTAATTTAGCAACCGGATTATTAAGTATAACATCCATGTTGTCTTTTAATTTATTCTTAACATTATTAAAATCTCCCTTTGCGTCTCCAAATTTTCCATTGATATCATTAAAATGAGAACCTAGTTCATTGTTTTCTGCAAAAGCTGTCATTTTTCCTTTCATTTCCGCTATACCTGATGTTAGATTTCCTTTCAATTGAGACATACCCTGGTTCGCGGTAGATTTTAATTTCCCCATTAGCTTGTTACCCATTGTACTTTGGCTTTGTTTCTGTTGTCCCGGTTCTTCACTTAAAAACTTCTTTAATTTTTCAAATTGTTCTGGATCGACATATCTATCCTTCTTTATTTTGTCTTTAACATCTAATCCAATAGGAATAAGTACAATGCCTATAAGCAAACCAAAAATAATAGAAAGATTTTGTTTTAATATGGCGCTGTATATGTTTTTGTTAAAATCAACAATACCAAGTATTAGTATTACTAATAAAGTAATTGAGAACATTGATGAACTAAGTAAATCAAATAAAATAGATAATACCTTTTTAATCATTTGTATTTTAGTAAGATTTTCTGCTTTTGAATCAAAATCTAATAAGAATGCCTTTGCCATATATTCCCGAATTTCAAACGGAATAGCCCACATATTTATAATTTTTGAAAAAGACAATGTAGTAAATGGTTGCCATAAAATACTTGTTGACATTAATAAAAGAACAATAAGACAAAATATAAATCCAAGAGGCACACTTATAGATATTACAATAATAAATTGAATAAGAACCATCAATGGACCAAGAATAAGACCCCCACTGGCCGTATCAAAAACGCGTTTTATATTATAAACTAACATATCCAAATTACCAAAATTTGGGCTTCCTAAAAATCCGTTCATCCAATCAAACAAATGGTCGAAACTGCCAAATAAGCCATTAAACCATCCTATATTGCTTTTGGGTTTACAAGAATGAGTGTTTTTGCACATACCACAAATACTTACTCCACATCCTCCGCATAAATTTAAAGAAACCATACCACAACTATTACAAGAACTTTTGGGTTTTGCCTTTGGTTCCTTTGGAGTATTAATTTCAGACTGTTTAAATTTAACACCAAACGAGAACAATGACGAAAACACATTGAATACGTTTTTCAGAATAGGAGAGAAAATATCAAAATCCGCAAAGAAAAACAATATTGTTATAGCGTACATAAGATTTACTGTCTGATTGTCTGTATTTAACATAATAACATCACGAATAAATTTGAATAAAAATGTACGGCAATTTTCTAAGAAATATATCATCATCGAGAACACAAACATCATATAAATCGGAGCATTCAAATACTTTTTAAACATATATGGTAGTTTGTCATAGAGTAAATTTTGTAACATGTCTGAAAAATATAGTGCATAAGTAAACAAAAAGACGAGAGGTTTTGCTAAAAACCCATAATTTGAATTTAACGTCATTATTTTTAAGTTGTCGCTAGTAAATCTGGGCATAGACGTAGGTTCGTTTGTTTCATTATCAATAAAAACCGTCGCATACATTAAATTATAAGTAAAAATAAATGCAAAAATAATACTTTCTAATAAAGACAAATAAGGTTTTATAACATCTACATCGGCTTGCGCTGCCGCGTTTTGATAATAATTTAAATATGTGCTTCCTGAAATTGTTGCGTTATTATTTATAGTAACATATTGTCCTTTTATTGCGGTTATATTAGTTTTAACTGGTATCCCGTCTCCATTAACTAAAAACCCGACTTTTAATTTACTTACATCAGTAACTAATAATGTATTTGTATTTTCAGTTAAAACTGTAATAACCGTTATAGGAATAGACTGTTGTAAGCCGTTTGCTATAACTTGTGCCTGGTAATGATTAAAATCATCTATTCTTTTTTCTATCATCTGAATGTATGCTAAAAATATTTTTCTTGGATCGTCACTGCTCATGCCTTTATCACCAGAATCTAATCCATCCCAAAAATCGGGCGTTAGTGGTATTCCGCTACCTCGGTCCACCGGACCCTTATACAGATATTTATTCCCCTTTACGTCTATAATATAATATTTTCCATCCTTTTCGTCGAAATAACCTTTTACTTTATTACCGCTAGCATCTATCCACGTTCCTTTTGAGTCTATTATTTTAGAATTTCTTCCATCTGCTTTTCCTGGGTCATAGTTGGGGTTTGAGACAGGCGCTGAATTGGCTGCTGCTGCTTTTGCTTTTTCTGCTGCTTTTGCTTTTGCTTTTTCTGCTTCCGCTTTTGCAAGTGCGTCAGCCGAACCAGTACCCTTAGCCGAATTACTTTCGGTTTTTTTTGTATTTAAAGCGTATTGGTCATTCCCAAAACTCATTGTATTTTTTATATCACCAATCCAATTTAAATAACTTCCGTAGGATTGAGGAGTAGGAGTAGGGGTAGGAGTTGGTGTAGGAGTACGAGTAGGAGTACGAGTAGGAGTAAGCGTAGGCTTAGGAGGAGGAGTAGGAGTAAGCGTAGGCTTAGGAGGAGGAGGGGGAGGCGCTTTACCAACAGAGTTAGCAGCTACAACTCCCCCAGCACCAGCAACAACTGCTCCTCCTGCTACTGCAGCCGCTTTAGGTGCGGGTACAGGCGCGGGTACAGCTACTTTAGGCGCGGGTGCAGCCGCTTTAGGCGCGGGAACAGGCGCGGGCGCAGCTACTTTAGGCGCGGGTGCTTTAGGCGCGGGTGCTTTTTTGTTAGCAGCCCCTTCATAAATGTTCTCAAATGTTTCAATATTTTTATAATTAAACATACGCGATTTCTTTTTTTTATTTGCTCGACTAATTTTATGTATCATGTTTAAAGTATTGAAATCCTCAATTGTATTATCGTCTCTATTACTAAATAATTTTTTATTCCATATTGTTTTTGATACATCAGGTTCCATAATATAATAAAAACTATATTATATTATCGTAAAAAAAATGCATTAACGTGAATATAACATACCACAATTACCTCCTATTATAGATAATACATTATATCGTTCTTCGAACAATGTCATATTATAATTGTATTCAAAAAGACGCCAATTTTGCTTTCGAACACCAATAGGGTTACCAGAAATATCACAAATAACATCAAACGACGAATTTATTGCATCGACTTGTGGAACATAGGTATTAATTTCAAGTTCTACCGTTTTGAATTTACTCATATTTACTGCCCCGGTGGGTTGGTATTCAAAAGGACTGGTATTCAAACAAAAATTATAACAATAGAGCCCTGATGTAGCATTTCCCTGAGTTCTCGTATATTTTTCAACAAAGTTATAAATACCGCTCTCTAAAGTGTTCTCGCGATATTCTCCATTAAATAAAATGCCCATATTATTCAATATTTCTTTCCTATTAATTGCTTTATAATCACCAGTTAAATAAATACCTGTGTTACGACCATCAAATGGGTCAATACCAGGACCATAAGGTATTGTGGGCGCATAAGTATTGTCAGCAGTTCCTATTTCTAAATCACCCGGTATCGCAGCATAGGGCCAATTAGTATAATTTGACCACTCATTACGCAAATTGACATCATTACGTTGTAAATAAAACATCCAGTTTGAAACTAAACCATTTGAATAAACCTGTAGTTTTCGAGTTCCCGTAACGTTCTCAAAATTATATTGAAAAACATCTTTCACTAAATAAACTTGGTCTTGACTAGCAAAAATTTCCGTCTCTTCTTTTGATAAAAACCCGTAGGTTGCTAGAAGATGTATATCGGCATTCCATACGGAAACTTTATTTTGATAAGCATCGGGTGTCAATAGAACCGCCGGAGGGGTCTGCAAAAAACGATACATTTGAAATTGAGGAAGATTAAAATCGGGCTGCACGTAGGGATACAAATTCTGGAAATCGAATACATCACGTATTTGAAAAAGTTCTTGAATTGGTCGCATAGTAACCGTAATTATCAATTCATTGTATTGTAGAGCCACTAATGGAAAAGCGCATTGACTATTTAATGTAAACCAGGTATTAATTGGAACATAAAGATTACGGCCGCGAATTGACGGCTCCGCCCCTACGTTATTAGTGCTATACCATGCTGTAGGATACGTATTAGCGCGCCCATTCGAGTTTGCTGGGTCATTAAATTCGGCACTATTACCTGACATATTATTAAATAAATCCTTTTTTTCTGCGGAAAAATCTCTATCTACTTGTGCAGTTAAATACTCTCCGCTATATTTTTGAAGAGTTAGAGAACCACAAGTTATTTCTATTTCTTGAATCATAAGAGTACCTAAATTTTTTATCCATTTAAAATCATACGGCGTCCAGCGATTACTATTTTGATTCGTAGGATGATATAAAGGGCTCCAAATATCAGGAAGAGTTACCACCAAATAAGTATCCATTAACAAATCGGCATACCGGGGTATTTTAAACTGAAATTTTGAGGGTTCCGTTAAACGTAGGTCGCGAGAACCGTCGTAATCGATTCGAAATTTTTGTAAACCAAAGTTCGTATATTTGGAGTAGGTAACCTTAAAAAAGGTTTTGCTCGGATTTCCAGTTAATATTGAATTGTTGTTACCTACTGAAATAATATTTAGTAAACCCCCAGGCATTATAATTTATATGTAGATTATTTCATTATATTATTATCGCCGTATATCTTATTACTTTATGAAATTAAATAAACAGCTTATTTTTCTATTAATAATTTTATTTGGCCTATGTGTTATTCTTTATTTTATTCGTGATTCAGTCTTTCAAGAGGGCTTAACAGTGGATACTAACGATAAAGCGGTTGCAGAAGCACAGACTTTTGCCAACAATAATAATTTGGCCGGAGCAAGTGGTTTTATCAAAATTTTACCATTGAAAAACACTTTAAATAATTCAAAAGTCACAACTGGTATTATGGGAAATTATCCAAATATTTTAAATCTTCCGATTAATCAATTTGCTGTAAAATCTTCTTATAATAGTGCCTGTTCCGGTGACAAAAGCCATTTTATTAGTTCAGAGATGTTAATGTATACATTGAGTCGTGGCTGTAGATTTATAGATTTGGAAATTTCTAATATAATTACTGATGCTTCAAAAAAAACCGGAACCCCCTACGTAGTATATCCAGACTATAATGCAACTATTCCTATAGATGTTAATAAATGTTCTACATTAGATTCTATTTTAAAAACACTAGTAAAACACGGACTAATGAATACACAAAGCTCAAGCGCTGGTCCTACACCAAATTATAGTGACCCGCTGTTTTTGCATTTACGTATTAATGTTGACCCGCTATATAAAAATTTATATCAAGATGTGGCTGCTTGTATTCAAAAGAATTTAATTGATTATTTATACGGCCATACAAACATCAAACCTACCAAAATTTCTGTAAAAGACTTTGTTACAAAATCTATATTACCAGTTTTAGAAAACAAAGACGTAATGCAAAAATTTAACTCTTTAAATAGAGACACCACGGCATCGCTAAAAAAATATTTAGAAACAAACCTACAAGCCGAAAAATTATTTAGTGATTTACAAGATTATGTATTGAAAAACAATATCGCAGTTATGAATGTATACGAATTTGTAGATAAATTACCCGTAGAAAAAGTTTTGGAATTACCCGTGATAAACAGTTATATGGATAGTGTATCTACTATTTTAGATGGAATTAATAATACTAACAAATTATATAAAAGCGCAAAAGAGATAAAAGATTTGATTTCTTATATTTATTCGAATAACAAAAAATTTAATATACAAAAAACTAAAATGCGTGATATTATGGGTAAAATTATTATTATATTAGATGCAAATTATGATGCCGATTGGAAGAAGGCATCAAAATGTAGTCCGACCGCAAAAAATTGCTACGATTTAAACAATTTTGTGCACGTGGAAAGTGGAACAAACGTATTAACCGTGAATAGCCCTTTTACGTTATCGCAACAGTTAAGCACGCCAATTACAATAAATAGCGATAATCTTACTGTAACATTAAAAACTAATGGTGATGACATCAAAAATAAATATATGCAGATTGTTCTACCTGAATCTGACCTAGGTATATTAAATACTGACCCTGACAACAAAGGGTCGAATCCCGATTTTGAAAATATTGTAACAAATTGGGGATGTAATTTTATTACCTATCGTTTTTATATTCGAGATAGTGCTCTTACAAGTTATGAGCGTTTTTTTAATAAACAAGCGCTGGGTATAGTGCCTCTTGCGCACGTTAAAAATTATTATCTACAACAACAATTACAAAATCCCCAATAAAATTTGTTCTTATTATGTATATGGTTAAACATAATAAAAAATTTAATACCCATTTTTGTGATGATAAAATGACGTTCGAGGAATGCGAATTAGCTATATTAAGAAACGCAGTCGACGAATCCGAAAAATTACAAGGCGAAAAAATAGCAAATAGTGATATAATAAGGGCCGTTATTAAGATTTTAGAGAACTTTTTAATGCACAAAAAACTAATTTGCTATGGCGGCACAGCTATTAATAATATATTACCCAAATTCGCGCAGTTTTATGACCATGATGTTGAGGTGCCCGATTATGACTTTTATAGCCCAAATGCCCTCAAGGACGCCAAAGAATTAGCCGATATTTACCACAAAGAGGGTTATTTAGAAGTCGAGGCTAAAGCCGGTGTTCATTACGGCACTTATAAAGTATTTGTAAATTTTATTCCTATTGCTGATATTACGCAACTTGAACCGCTTTTGTTTAAACAAATAGCCAAAGATACTATTACCGTTGCTGGTATAAAATATGCCCCACCAAATTTTTTGCGTATGAATATGTATTTGGAATTATCCAGACCAGCTGGCGACGTTAGCCGCTGGGAAAAAGTTCTCAAACGTCTTACTTTACTAAACAAATATTACCCATTAACGCCAGACATCGATTGTGAAATTATTGATTTTCAAAGACAAATGGAAACTCATATGGAAGATAGTGAAAAAATTTATTTTACCGTACGTGATTCTCTTATTGACCAAGGAGTAGTTTTTTTCGGTGGTTACGCCACTAGTTTATATTCTAATCATATGAGCCAACAACAGCGTCGCATTGTAGAAAAAATCCCCGATTTTGATGTATTATCTGATGAACCAGGAAAATGTGCCATGATTGTAAAAGAGCGCTTACATCGAGAGGGTTTTAAACATGTAAAAATAGTTAAATATAAAGAGATTGGCGAAATTATTCCCAATCATTTTCGTATTGACGTAAATGGGGAAATTATTGCGTTTATTTATAAACCCATTGCGTGCCATAGTTATAACGTTATTGAAAACGGCGTCAATAAAATAAATGTTGCGACTATTGATACAATTTTAACATTTTATTTGGCTTTTACCTATGCTAATATGCCTTATTATGATAAAGACCGCCTCTTATGTATGGCTAAATTTTTATTTGAAGTAGAAGAAAAGAATCGCCTAGAACAGCGTGGTATTCTCAAACGTTTTACTTTGAACTGCTACGGTAAACAAAAGAACATGGAGGATATACGCGCAGAAAAAGCGGAAAAGTTTAAGGAATTGATTACAAATAAAGAATCCGACGAATATGAACGATGGTTTTTAAGATATAATCCAATGGCTAATAAAACTCGGCGTACTCTTGTAAAACCAAAATTTGTTAAGAAAAGGAGAACATTTAAACGCCGTAACACTAGCGAATATCTTATCTAAAATTATATATAAATAAAATTATATATAATACAAATGAAGTGGTCCATTTTATTATTGTTGGCAAATTTATTATTTAGTGGTGGAAAAAACTTGACCAATTCGAGAACATTAATAGAACACGCAACAACCGATCATAATTTTCGTAAACAATTCGCTAGGTCGAAACTAGCGCGTGGCTCAGCACTATCAAATAAATGTAACTCTAGATGTTCTGCTAAAATACCATGTAATAAACGTTGCCAATTAGCTAGAGACCGTTATCAACTACGTCTGGCAGAAAAAAAATATAAAAAAGATAATGTAAAAAAATATACGTCGTCACAATTAAACCAGCGTTATTATAGTGGCCAAGTAACTAATGGTGCTTGTAATTCGCGATGTAGAGCCGCCAAAGCGCTCTATGAAAAACAACGTATTCAATATATGAAAACATTCCATGAACCCTGTCAAAATGGGCATATTAAAAACACTGGTTCGTATAATGGAAAAAAACTCAGTGACCAAGGTAATCCTAGCGGAGATAGTCCTGGCGATAAAACAACGGTAGGTTCTTACGGAGGAGTAGCAAAAGGACGGCCACTGGGTGCGCCTGGCGATGGTCAAATTAATTGGCCTAATTCGGCAAAATATAATTGGCGCACTGTATGTAAGAGTTATTCAAAAATATTAGGTCCATCCAAACCGCCTATTGATTAAAAGAAAAAATGTTTAGTAAAAATATAATATATCAATATTATATTAATGCCGTTACCAGAACCTCCTGGTGCGTGGAGACCCACATGGGCAAAAACCAGTGCTCCATGGAATATTTTCACTAACACAGACCGTAGACAGCGAATAGAACTTGCTGAAAAATATGCAAATGAAGCTTTTGATAATTTAACAACTAAAAACGAAGGAACTCCTGAATATAATATAGCGTTACAGAATTATAATGACAAATTAAAATTATATAATGATGCAATAAATACTTATCTTCGTGAACCGGCACCGAGATCTGGAGGAAAACGAAAATCCTCCAAAAAGAGAACCAACAAAAAAAGAGGAAAGGGTAAAAAATCTTTAAAAAGGCGTCGTTAAATATCGCTCAAATATTCAATTACTTTTTGAATGGTATAATAGCAAGAACCAAAAAACACGCTTTTGAAAACTAAACCATAGAAATTAAAGTTCCCGTCTTCGTGATATATGGACAAAAACGAGAACTTTTTAAATACTAATGTATTAATAATTGGTAATTGAAATACCATGAACAAAATGGCTACCAATATAGGCGTTTGGAGCTCTGTCAAAATTTCATCAATCTTGCTTTCCCTATGCTTTTTCGAATCGTTATCTTTCTTCTTTTTCTCATATTCCTCTTCATAATCGTGAATATAATCTTTGGTCAGTTTGGGCCTAGGAATATAATTTGGCTGTACCTCTGCGTCCTGCATATAAGACTGTGTATCAATTTGTACATGTTTGGAGGGAAGACGCAGTTGTCGCATGTCTAAAAGTTCTGCTTTTTGCTGATCAGATAGGACGTTTGACATTTGTTCTAGTTGATTCATTTGCATCATTTGTTGTTCCATAGGAGGCATAATCGGATTTTGTGCTGATACACCATAAGGATTTGGATGTACATTTATAGGTATGTAATTAGTGGGAGGTACTGCTTCAGTTAAATCATCTGGCCTGTTCATTTGAATCATAACATTTTCCGGTAAATCTGAAATACGTGTTGTATTGTTCATTTCAAACTATACAATACAAAACTATCTAAAGATTACGTAAATTACGCGTCTTTGTGATAAGAATGTTCTCCTTTTTCGTTGGTTTCTTCTCCAATATCTACAATTTTACGATCTTTATTACATTTGCTTGATTTTGCAATGTACCTATAACATTTTTCATCATGCATATAAACTTTACCGTTAATGTCGTTTATAGCGGCCCCCTTAAAATGAATACAATTCTTCTCAGTACAAACTTTTCTAAATAAACTTGCGAGGCCTAAACCTAATATTATAGATAATAAAGTCTGTCCTAGGGGTGTTGTTAATAATCTTTTAAAGTTCATTATTATATATTATACATTAAGCATATAATATATTTATTCAAAATTTTATTATGACTGTACAGGAATTCTAGCTATTTCATCTTGATTTTTAGGGCAAGGCACCTCCTTTTGCTGGAACCCAAAACATGAATCTGTTTTATCTTTATATTGTAACATGTTTACGTTTTCAGGAGTAGGATATACATAGACAATTCGTGTATCAGGAACCGTATAATATACCGCAATTATTCCTAGAATTAAACTGATTACAAAAACAGGTATATTGATATATTTGAAAAACCCCATATATCATATCGTCTGAAAAGAATTTACTTCGTTTTTTTATTTTTCTTTTTATTGGGTGCAGTTCTCAATTTATTCTCCTGTTCCTCTTCTGCCATAAGCAACTCTGCCATTTTGTCAGCGTTTTTAATCAACGTCTTAGCCTGTGCCTCTTCTCCTTCTAAACGAAATACTAAATTGTCTGGAGTTATTGTTTCTACTGAACATCCTTTAAGCGCAGCCGCTTGTGCAGCAAGTAGCTCTTGGCGGTCTTTTTTCATCTTTTCTATGGCCTCGAGCTGCTTATCCTTCTTTTGTTGAATCTTTGAGCGCATTCGATTGCGCGTGTCTTCCATCCCCGTCATGCGTGCTATTGCATTTGTATCTAGCCGCATATTTTTACCCAGACCACCCATTCCCTTTGCAAATTTCTCAAACATGTCCTTCATTTGTTCTCCTCCTCCCATTTCCTTCATCTTTTTTAACATCTCGCTAGCTTCACTCATCATTTCCTCTTTTGAAATATCTCCATTCTTCATCTTTTGGTCTAATTTTGTGCTGATTTTCTTCATAAGACCCATTAATTTAGTTGGGTCTTTCATAAATAACTTCATAGCATCCTCAGTATTATTAAGCTCAGCCGCCTCTGGGCCTAACATGTCTTTAAATTCCTCCGAAATCTCCTCTGCCATCTCTTTGGCAAGCGACCCAATTTTTCCATCAAACAGCGTCTTCAAATGATCTTGAATATTCTCCATATCGGGCATATTAGGAAACTTTTTGCTAAATTCCTCGAAATTAGGCATAGGAAAGGGAGTCTCGTCTGTTTCTGAAGAAGGAGCAGGAACACCTTCTTTCATCTTTGCGAAAAATTCTGATATTCCACCCATAGTCTCTTTTAACTTTTCATGTAAATCCTTTTCGTCTATTCCCTCAAACATATTCATGCTATCCCCAAAATTGGCCTTATCTTTTACATCCTGAATCACGGTAAATAAAATCAACTGCAGATATTTCCAAATCGTCTTTTTAGTGTTTTCTGTTACTCCAGTACAATTATACAACAAAGCAAAATCAAGACCAGGAAAAAAAAACGTATTATCTTCCTCTTTAGTAAATATGTCACCGTTTTGATATAAAATATCAAAAAAACGTTTTGGATAAACAGTTAAACAATATTGGTAGAGTTCAACCACATCCTCTCCTGATGGTTCTAGGGTCCATTTTTCTAATTTATCAATATGTTCAGGAAATGTAATACATAAGTCTCTTGCGAAATCTGCCACAACAGAAGAAAACTTTTCAGGCACGTTCATTGAAATATACTTATACAGACTATTTTATTTATACTATTTTTACGGTTTATTAGTTAATATGGGACGTTTGAATTTGCGTCATTGTATCCAGTACAGTCGGAGATGCGTAACACGATGTTGTGCTTTGCGACAATTGATAAGAATCTATTTCTTGAATAACTTCGGGTGAAGTCAATGGCGGAAACTCAAGTTCTTCGGGCTGGGTAACCATTCCCGTATTTTGCCGCATTAGTCGAGAAGGTCTCGGCGCAGGAGGACAATCAAACTCTTGAGCATCTTGACGCCGGGGAGTTGAAACATTTGTTTGTTGACGCCCCTGTGACGTATATCGCGATAGCGTTAGCATATGTCCATTAAACATCTTTAAGCTCATATGAGCAATATACAAGTCATCACATAGTTGACGCATAAATCCATCGTCAGATTTGCCGTTGACCGCCATATAATCCCATAGCTTAACATAAACGGTATTAATTTCAGAACGAAGTGACGTTTTTTCCTCATCTGCCAAGTTGTCGTTTTGACTAGATCGGTACAATAGTTCGAGCGTCTTATGGCGGAACATATAAGGCATCAAATCTGTCCCAACAATGTCCCCAGTTTCTTCCGTAAGCAAATGAGGAAGTTCAGTCATTTTTTCAATATGAGCCTTTTCTGCTCCGTCTATAGTCATATCAATTCCATAAACGTCTAAGGCAATATTTGCGTCCTTTGTCTTCTTAATATGATATATTTTCTCTATTCCTCCAATCAAAATGTCTTCTTCAAACTGATTGGTCCATTCATTCTTTGTCCAGTCGTAAATATAGCCATTTTCGACCAAAATAGTGAAGTTCTCGATACACGGATATAAATACGGATGTAGCAATTCTCCATAGACAGATGCCGTGCTCTCAAAATCACGAATATACTGATAAAACGACCTTTTATTTTCACTAAACTTTTTCAGCAGCGAAACATTATGGTCGTTCCCGAATCCAATGAACACACTTCCGCAATCCGTTTCCTCTATTAACGTATTTAAATGACTTTTATTTTGATTACCCCTTGTGGCATGGCCGTCGGTCATAAAGATATGCGCAATTTGATGCTCTTGATGTTCCTCCTTGTATTCATTGATAACCGTTTTTGCATTAGTCAGCGCTAGTTCAATGTCGGTGCTAAGATCCGCACAAATATTAGAGATTCTCTCAATCAATTCATCAACATTGTCCTTTGTAATACGAACCTTATCTGCAATCACGTCAATGCGTTCATTAAAAGTATGCACAGAAACGTAGATTGGCGCATCAAGACCAGACAAATAAAGAATAATACTTTTAAAACTTTGCTTAACAATATCTATTTTTGAAACATAGTTGGCTGTACGTTCATTCATAGAGGCCGTGTTGTCAATACTAAAAAGCAAAAACGTAGGTTGACTAGTAATTTTAACCAAACCAGTCTTCAGGCGTAGAATACCGAATTGTTCCTCTGGGCCAACCACGTCAAGGTTCCCATCCTGATTATGGAATTCAAAGTATGCAGATTCGATACAAGACATTGTGTGCGTAATTTTACGTTAGTTAATAGATAAAATTTCAAAATCAATTTTTGCAGAGAACATATCGACTCTCTTTTAAATCTTCAATGTTGTAAAGCTAGGTTTTTTTGTCCAGAGTGTATATACATGTCAAGTTCGAACATTCATAATATGCACATTGAAAAACTTAAAAACAATTTTGATAATATTATTTCATTAAAAACCGAAATTGCGAGAACAAAACTACAAGTCAGTGAAAAATTACAACATTTAAAGGATATATATGGAGAACTTTTGAAATCAAACTCTAAAAAAATATTCCTTTTCTGTTTAGATTCGTTTTATTTTCAATATAAAACTTTTGCTATTGAAATGGATAATATAGACCGTTTTCGTGTTCTTATGAATAATCGTATGTATTGTGATTACTATAAGTTATATAATATTGTTGTGAATACAATTAAAGAAAATAGCGAAATTACACTTGCGGAAAATGAGGTAAAATCTTTTCCGCCATATAAGGATTTAGAACCTTTTCAAGAGTATAAAATTGATGATATAAAAGACATACATGAGAACATTTTAATGCTCATCAACAAGTTACATTCGTTTTCTAGTTCAAAAAAATACAATATTGACCACTATAATGAAAAACACCGAATTGGGTTCTCAATTTCAAACTTTATAAACACACTTGAATATGAAAACCGCTTAACCAATGAACAAATTTCCCTATATATAAACTATTTGTCTTTTTTCCATATTTCACAGAAAAAACAGGTTCAGCGTTTATTCTCGCGCATCAATGATTTCTATAAAGAGATTAATGATAATATTAACGTAAATCAAACGTTCTCTATTGACGACATTCAAGAAGAACATAAATTAAACCGTTTCTTTGTAACAACACAGGATGTTGCTATTGAGAACATATTAGAAGATTCTGAGCTTTTGATTCGAAATAGTGAATCTGTAATTGGTAAAATTGAGAACATTATACAATTTAAAGAAACCAATGATGATAATACTAACGAAGAACCAGAAGAAGTAGGCGACATTTTACCCAAATAATAAATAAAATATTTCAAATATAAATTATCTAATTACAATTTATATTAGTTGTATGAGCGAAAATGATAAAGAAAACGAGGGTCAAACTTCTCAAAACGCAGCCGGTGATAATAAAAAAGAAAAAAAAATAGAATGGTCGGACGAAAACGAGAACATTTTGGTCGAATGGTCCGACGTAGCACAATGTTATAAATGGCTTAATGCCCGTGCGCATGCAAAGTTCTCTTATATGCACGCATGGTTTACTATTCCAGCAATTACTCTTAGCACAATTAGTGGAACAGCATCTTTTGCCCAGACCAGTTTACCAGCAAATATCCAAACGTTTGCTCCTGCTGTAATTGGAACTTTAAATATTTTTATTGGAATTTTGACCACTGTACAACAATATTTGAAAATTTCTGAGCTTAATGAATCACACCGTGTTTCCTCTATATCTTGGGATAAATTTGCTCGTAATATTCGTATTGAACTTTCTAAAGCTCCTCATGAACGCATGGATGCAGGGCCGTTTATAAAGATTTGTCGGCAAGAATTTGACCGTCTTATGGAAACCAGTCCGATGATTACATCAGATATAGTTAGAGAATTCAATGAGAAATTTAAAGTTCGCCCTAATGTTCCAGAGTCCAAATATTTTAAAGAATTACGTAAACCCGACATTTGTAACATTATTATTAGTGCGGAAAGATATAAATATGGATATAAAGAAGCTGATGAAATTCCTCTAGCGGAAGATAATGATGAGGACCAAGATCTTTTTAAAAAATCTAGCGAACGCATGACCAATTTTTTTCGTAAACAATTAGATGAAAAAAACACCATTATTGAGAACAAAGTAAAAGAAGAGGACGCAAAACGCATCAAAAAAGAGAACGTTCAAAAATCCTTTCAAAAAACGGTTGTCGAATTGGCAAATCGGAACAAAGCTCAGACCAAATTCTTAGATGATTACGTTTATACATTCAAAAATATGTACGGACGTAGACCTATTGATGAGGAAATTCGTACTTATGCAGATGAACTCATCGCAAATAAAGATATTGAAGAAAGTATTTTAACAAAATTTTTGGCAAAATATGATAATTCTGATACAATGAATATGGTTTGATTTTTCTGTATAAATAAATATAATTATTATTTATATAGAATGGGCTGCGACTATTACGTAATCAAGGTTTTGCAAATTTATTATAACGACACCGAGTATTTAGAAGTTGAAATAAACAGAGAAAGGTGCTATTATGATGATTATCAATTTGACGAAGACGCAGAAGACTACGATGAACAATTAAACAATTACATAGAGGACATTTTAACTGTTAAAACAGAGCCTATTTTGATTTATAGTAATGGTACGTTCAATAAATCATCTTGCGAATCTAAATATAAGGGTCTCGTAGAAAATGAACTGAATAAACACAACAAAATATGTTCTGATGTGATTAAAATAATAAAAGTAGAAAAAAGACATACTAACTAAAGCTCAACAAATCGGCTCAATGATTTTACACACCATAGTTGTAGCCCATCTTCGAAAAAATAAATACAAGTATAATCCTTATATGATTTATGAGTGTCGTCAAAATCGTCTTCGTCGTCTGTTACGAAGTCGATATCCTCAATTGGTTTATTTATATTTAATACATAAAGCGCATTGTCAATAAACACGGAAAAACGTTTTAATCTGTGTGCAACGGAATCTTTATGAATGGGATCGGTAGTAAAGTAATAAAAATGGCCAAATGTATCATGCGTAATTTTGCCATCTGTTGCTGATTTTTGTTTCATGTTATGCTCATCTGTTTCGTAATACGCATTGTCGTACTCCCCTTTTTCGTTTACTCTACATAAATACAAACAACAGGGCATGTTTATGCGCTCTCCATTTTTATCTTTGATATACGCAATAAATTCATTGTTTTGAATCATATTGTATATTTGTTTATCCATTGGCGTACTAAATATGTGTTTTTCGTTTACTATTTCGTCTAAAATACCCCAAAATCTCTTTGCGGACACATCTACTGTTACATAAGTACAATCAAACAATACATAAATTGTATCTTCAGGTTCTTCTAAGAATCCTCGATAACATTGCGCATACATTGAACCACCTTTTTGTGTTGATACTGGCAAATTATCTACTGCCTCTTCTTTTATTGTCTTCTGAAACCAGTCGCAACATTTTTCTTGAAACGCTACGTTTATATCATCTGGACCGATAAATTCACTTGTAGATAGTTCAAATCCTGGAAAAGTCATTGTGTCATCGTTTTTATCCAATAAAAACTGTAAAAACGGTTCTTTACACTCGTCCACTAATTTGAACATACATAATTTAACATTATATGTGACAACGTCTTTATTCAATACATTTGCAAAATTGCGTTGTAGTGTATTTGATTCGTCTTTATCGTCTAAATAAAAATATTTTTCTCCATTAAATGAATAACTTGTTTGCCCATATCTACTTTTATTTTGCGTCACATCTCTGCTTATAAAAATATTTTCTTTTGGTTCCGACATTATAGTATATTACGATAAAACATTTATATTATTTATTTATGAAATATTATAGGCGTTTTACTGCTAGCCGTAAATAATATTTTGAAACAATATAAAAAGATTACCGCATATATAGTATCCCATCCGGACATTTTTCAGAAAACTCGAGCGTACCATGTACCATGACGACCCCTACGACCCTACCCTTGAAAACGATTATGACCCCCCCGAATCTGTTCAGTCGGATAGCATAACCGTTGATTCTCGTACCAAGAAATTTAAGAAATTAATTCAAGACGCAAAGAACGAGGATAAGGGATATTGTAATGTAAAGAGAAATAATGTTAATATTGAACTATATTCTGGGTCAAGTTGTCCTGGCGCCAAGATTCGCGGGGCGATTACAGGCACCAAATTTGACCAATATAAGGTAGGAACAAAAGATGAATATTTGTTTTTTAAGGTAATTATTGCGACGGGCGAAAAGAGCCTTCGTGGGAATTCGCTATTTTTCTTTGATAGCCCTGAACAATACGAGAAGCATATCAGGTGTACCATAGACACTGCTACTAAAAGTAAGTGGGCCGAGCAAAATATGGCGGAGAGGATGCGACGCAAGGCGCTTGAAGAGTAAGCTCAAGGATATAAAAACATTGTTATTATGTATATATGAGATGGACCACTTTAATATCAGCGTTTTTGTTGAATAAAAACGCTATCATAACAACAAAAAGACAATCAGAACCCGAAAATATTAAACAAAGATATGGTATTCAAGGATTTGACGAACGGTATTTGATTTATTACAATAACAGTGATATTACGAATATAACAGAAACTTTAATAAAAATAAAAAAAAATATGAATCAATTAGCCTTATTGAATGTTTTAGAAAGTCCACGTGTCTCTATTTATGATAAGATAAAACATATCGATGAGCATGAAAAAACATTTGGTCATCACTCGATAGCTTATAATATAATCTCAGGTGGCCTATGGACTGACTTTAATTATATGATTGAATAGCGAAAACATTTTGATGCCATTATATAATGGCACCAAAAACTCCTATACGTGCGATTGCCGTATTTGATACAAAAAAAGTAAAGGGAATGGTTTATTTCACAGAGAATTTAGAAAATGATACTGTTACCTTGGATATCCATATTGAAGGTCTTACAAAAAACGGCCTGCATGGATTTCATGTCCACGAATGCGGAGACATAAGCGAACAATGCGAAAGTATGTGTGCGCATTTTAATCCTTTTGGAAAAAACCACGGCTGCCCTGGTGCCAAAGAGCGCCACGTAGGCGATTTAGGAAATTTAGAAGCAAATGCCAGCGGTATTGCACATTATCGACGTGCTGACAATTTAATTAAATTACGTGGAACAAAATCAAATATTATTGGACGTGGTTTAATCATTCACGAACGAGAAGACGATTGTGGTTTAGGTAAGAGTCCTGATAGCTTGACAACAGGAAATTCTGGTAAACGCATCGCTTGTGCAGTTATTGGTTATGCAAAAACAAAATAATCTAATCATAATATAAATATGAAATTACCAAATATTGATATTATGCCCTTTCCAAATTCTGTGTTTTATCTTACTGGTCTTTCATTAATTACGTTAGTTTATGCTACGTATTCCAAAACAATTAATAAATTACCGCAAGCTGTATCTGATGGTATAACTACTACTTCATCAAAAATAAATGAAGTAGGCAAATCTATTAGCGCTGGTACTAAAGATTTATATGGCAAAATGACGAGCCCTGCCGCCGGTTCCGGCCTAGTCCCACCCGCTCTTATTGCTGAAGAAAAAGCTTCAATCCCTAACCCGCCTAATAACTTTCCTACAAATCCATTTGCCGTTCCCGAACCTCCTGCTCCTGCTCCTCCTCCTCCTAGGGTTGGCGGTAGCAAAAAAAAACGATCAAAACGCAATAAGAAGACAAAACGGTCTAGACGTTAAGTTCAATAGCACCATTTGCCTTTTTGAAACACCTCTCAAAAAATGCATTGACCTGGCCAAAGTCTGCACCAACAACACTATCATTAGGAATATGCGTCAAATTATGTCTATAATAACATAGAATACCTGGCACACCATTGATCATCTTCTTTTTTTGTAGGAACGCATAAAGCTCAAAACAGTCGTCAATATCAATCATACAAAACTGAACATTATCTGGGAGCTTTTGAAGCCATTCATCTATGATCGGCTCGATTTTCTTACAAGGTCCACACCAACTCGCGCCGAATTTAAGGATAAGAAGTCCGGGGTTTTCAATTAATAGTTTACCAAAATCTTCCTTTGCTGGTACGTCTTCTATAATCGGCAACTTCATTTGTATAGTATATAACGTTATTTTTATATACTATTTTGTTAGTTTTATTTAGGCGGCGCGACTGATATAATCGGGTTTACTACTGGCTGTGTATTAAACCAAATAGGTTTTTCAGTAGAACCTGATGATAAAAATTTATTTAATTCTTCCATTTTATAAAATTCTACGCGCTTATCGCCTAGTGATTTTTCGCCAATTTTTTGATAAGGTCCAAACATTTTTGCATCACTTCTATCATTATTAACATCAACAGAAATTGCCAATCTTTGCATAAACAATGGGTCGCTAGGTGCTATATCTTTATTTACTGACACGGGTTTGTTTATATTGATAATATTGGATATTTTTTGTTGTAAATTTGGAATAGTATAATTTAAAACACCAAAGGGTTTTCCACCTTTTGGTGGAACTTTTCCAGTAAAATTACAAAAAAAGAAAACTAGACCGTTATTTATCATGCCTATTGTCTTCTCCTTCTTTGGAGGCGGCCCCACTGCATCATCAAACGATGCGGGCCAACCTCCAAAACCAGTTTGATAAAATTTACGGCAAATTTCCCTAACGTAAGATAAGCTGGATAGTAAACTAACATTAACCTTTGATGAAGGACTCGTTCCCTCTTCACTTACAGAATAATAATACGAATTCAAAATATTAGATAAGACAATCATATTTGTATCGTTAATACCTAATGCATTTATATTGGCAAGCAATTTCGATGTAAATGCGCTATAAATATATAAATATGGTGTTAAAATTTTTAGTTGATCAACAAATTCTTTGCCCGTCTGCTTCTCGAATGAAGCAGCTACTTTTCCGAATGTGTAAATAACCTGAAACGTATCGTTATAAGATAATTTTGCTGGTGCAACAAGTTTATCTTTCATTTCGATAATTCCGGTCGGTTCATTATTTACTATAGTCATTATTTTGTTTAAAGCAAGTCCGCTATTATCACTAGATTCGTTTACACAAATACTGTTGTCTTTTAAATCATTATAATATTCTTTTAAATCAGCCGTCCCCTTTCCGTCCATTTTTAAGGTTCCATTTAAAATATCTTCAATTGTTTTTAAACGGTCATTATCTTCCTTTGTTACAGTATAAGGATTTTTTGGAGCATTAGGAATCGTTATTTCAACAACAGAACCGGACTGATTCCCCTCAAAAATACTTCCATAATTAGCTAAATATAGCGCTACTAAAATAACAGCAACTAGCGCTATTCCTATAAACAAATTTCTCTTCTTCATTATAGTTTATATAAAGATTTATTTTTCTTATTTGTAATATATGAACCATAACTTAAAAATGGATTCTTATTCCTACGAGGAATTATTAGCCCTTTTTGAACTCCCTAAAAATATGACCCTGCAACAGTTAAAAACTGCTAAAAAGAAGGTTTTAATGATTCATCCCGATAAATCCAAGTTACCGGCCGAATATTTTTTGTTTTATAAAAAGGCATTTGAGGTTGTGGTTCAGATTTATGAGAACAACAATAAAATAAACCAGCCTATACCCGAGGATGTTACCAATTATAAGCCTTTAGAGAACGGTCTAAATAAAGCCACCGTGCAAAAAGTCGCCAGTGTAGCTGGAGAAATGGCGCCTAAAGATTTTCAGAACAAATTCAATGAGCTTTTCGAGAACAATATGTCCAAAAAACCGGATAGCCAGAAGAACGAATGGTTCAGCAAAGACGAAGCCGTTTATAAAAGCGACGAAACTGTTTCGGCAAAAAACATGGGGCAAGTGTTTGACACTATGAAACAACAAAACGCTGATTTAGTTCGTTATCGCGGTATTCAAGAAATTCAATCCACTAGCGGAAAGCGCCTATATGATGAAGACGACGAAGAAGATGACGCCTACGTCACCTGCGACCCCTTTAGTAAACTAAAATTTGATGATTTACGTAAAGTGCACAAAGACCAAACCATTTTTGCCGTTAGCGAACGCGACTTTTCTAAGGTACCTCAATATAGCTCGGTAGACCATTTTGTACGCGAGCGCGGAAAAGTGTCTACTGCACCCCTCGAAAAAGAAGAATCAGAACGTATTTTGGATTTACAAAGTCAACAATTTCGAGAACGTATGATAAAGAAAGAACATGCCTCAAATTTGCAATCCATGCGCTACGAAGAAAAGAATAAAGCCGTAATGTCTGCGTTTTTGCAACTAAAAAATTGATTTTGATTTGCGTTTTCGAGAACTTATTAAAACAATCAAAATGTCTGAGCCTATCAAATATATTTACTTTGAAAATAAAACCAATTTGCCGGTGCAAATTGAATCATGGGTCGATGGCTCCAATACCATGAAAACTATTCGTGTTGGACCTGGCGAAAAATGGATGGTACATAGTAGCGTTGGAGAATGGCACATTGACTCAATGTTTTATGAAGATCCTGATAGGGAAGCATGGACAAAAGCAGGTCTTGAGAAGCATACTATTGTAGGCAAATTTCGTTCTCAACCTTGCGCCTCTGGTAACTATAGTTGGATGGAATATGATGAGCCATTTGATTGCAATTACACTGAAATAGCCAATGAATCAGTAAATGGTCTCATTCAATTTATCAAATCAACGCCTTAACCAAGGTTTATCCATATCCAACATGAGGCCCCTATAATCTACGTATCGTTCCTCTATATCGCTGTATGTATCGTATTGTACTACAGTAAACGGGCAAATCATATACCAACGCCCG